TCCAGTGTACTTGAGAAAAAGAGAGCGCCCAGGATCAGTAGCGCCGTCAGCAATCGTCGTAGTGTGCGTATCTGCATTTGTGGTAATCGCCTCTGTTCCAAAGCTGAACGCCTCAGCAATAAGCTCTAAGTTCGTATTTGTGCTCGCACCCCACGTGCCTGATTCATCACCAGTAGCGATCTCTTTTAAGCGTAAATCGTTTACATAAGTTGCCATATTAAGCTACCTCTTCCCAATCAGGGGTTTGACTATCTGATACAACAGACCATCCTGGTGTCTGACTATCATCTATATTACTCCAGTTTGGAGTTTGAGAATCATCTACTATTCCCCAAACTGTGACTTGTTGTGTTTCTGCTGTTCCTTCGACTCCTGTCGGGGTGACGAGTGCTGAGCCAACGACCGTAACCGTTCCGACAGCCCCTGTCCCACTGACTCCAGTTGGAGACGCAACGATACCCACTGCGACTGTAACCGAACCAACCGCGCCTGTTGCCGAAACACCTGTAACACTGGTAGCTGCGTCACCAGATACAGTAACCGAACCAACCGCGCCTGTGCTACTAACACCAGACGGTGTAACGACCGCATCACCGGATATAGTGACCGAACCAACCGCGCCTGTCCCACTGACGCCGCTCGGAGACGCGACGATCCCCAGCGCGACTGTAACCGTTCCAACCGATCCAGTGCCAGAAACGCCAGTAACGCTAACATTCGCATCGCTGGATACAGTAACCGTTCCGACAGCACCTGTCCCACTGACGCCTGTAATCGAGACATCGACGCCCGTACCTTCGACGATAGTGACGGAGCCGACTGTGCCTGTTCCTGAAACGCCTGTGACAGAAACGTTTGCGGTTCCACTGGCTGTGACAGAACCAACACTACCCGTGCCGGAAACGCCTGTGACACTGACGTTCGAATCCGCTGAAACCGTGACCGAACCGACTGACCCTGTTCCTGCAACACCTGTAACAGAGACATTAGCATCTGTCGAGATTGTGACAGACCCAACCGCACCCGTTCCTGCAATACCTGTAACCGTGGCGTTAGCGTCTGCCGAGACTGTAACAGACCCAACCGCACCCGTGGCAGAAACACCTGTGACCTCAATAAGGTCTGGCTCACCCCACGCATCTTCGCCCCAAGTGCCTCTACCCCAGCCAGTAACGTTTGCCACATATTATCTCTAAGCTATACGGATAATTGCGTTACTCGCATCAGCCGTAGGAAACTGAACAGTAAAATCGCCAGAACTAGAAGTTTTATCACCACCAAAATCCAAAGCACATACAGCAGGATCGCCACTAGCACTGTCGTTGAATATCAAACATCCTCGTGCTGTGATTGAACTACTGCTGAAAGTAAGATCGTCAAAATCTGTAAGTGCCGTCGTACCAGAGGTACTAGGGTCAACTCTTGTTAGAGATGCGCCTTTAGCCGTATAGCCAGTACCGGACACTTCGTTGGTTGCCGTATACGCGGTTGTAGCGGCGCCCAGAGTCGCAGAGCTAGTGTACAACGCAAGATTAAACGTGCTACCGCCTGTGTTTTTAAAATTGTGAACAGCCTCTAAAAGTTCTTTTTTAAAGCTAGTGCACATAGCTGTTGTAATAGCCATTACAGTCTCCTTAATATATCAGCCATATCTTGATGGCCTTGATTTTCTAATTCAGCAATTAGAGTAGTTCTATCACTTTTTACTGCTTCAGCTAAATAAAAAGCAACAACCTTTTTTACATCCTCTTTGAATGCTTCTGCTTGTTGAGCGATTAAAGGATGACAATTTCCTCCAACACTCACAATTCTATTTGCAGCGGAGTCAGCCCAAAATTCTATTGAGTGACCTTTATTTTTAGTTGTAGTAACTAAAACATTACCGACTTCCATGCTCGGAGCTTCAACTAACACTTTCGTTATCCCTTAGCAATGTCATAACGATATTCATCTCTTGAACCGTATCCCTGTCCTAAATTTTTCAAACTATTTATTGCTTGAACAAAACGCTGCTCATATTGAGCAACTTCTTCAGGGATTTTTAGAAAGGTAGCTGCTTCAACTAAAGTGCCGTATAGCAAAGCATCAGGAGCATTACTTGATAGCCATGTAGTATCTGTTCCTGAGGTAGTAGTTAATGAAGCTGGTCGATATTTATAATGCAACTCGAAAGAATAATTTTGATCAGGAGTTGGGGCTAACATAAAAGTATTATCATCAAAAAGAGCGTAATACTTAGGTGTCCCTGTAGTCGCTGGATTAGGAGTAAAGTCTCTAATAAAACTAACGTGTTTAAACAAAAGGTAGCTGTAAACACTGCTAGAAATTACAGCCAAACTATATGGGGCTAAAAAATCAGTTGGTGTACTTAGATAGGTATTACTACTGGCTGCAGAACCAGTAACGTTTTTTCTAAAAACAGGAAGCTCAACATTCTTAAGAATCCTTTCTTCAGACTCTTTTATAAAAGTATCTAAGTCTGCAACGAAAGTGGTCTCAGAAGTTTCGCAATAATCTTGAACAGTAGATTTTAAAGTAGCTAACGTAAAACTCATGATGTTGTCACCGTAACTGTTCCTACCTCACCTGTGCCTGATACTCCTTCGAATTTAGTTCCTATAGGATCTACCACAGATAAAGGTTGTCCTCCGACATTAACTCCACTATCAGTAGTATTACTCGGCCCAGTTGTTCTAACTACTCCTAGCTGAGACTGAGGTAAGGAAACTTCAGGACGCGCTTGTCTTAATGCTTCAGGATCTGTGCCTTGTCTAGGTGGTTCTAATTGTGGATGTTTTGGTTCAAAACACTCTGGACAAACTTTAAAACCTGTCCACTCCATCCGGAGATCTAAGTATCTAGCTCTAAACCCACAACGATCACAAACGCCGTAAGAATGTTTACCTAGAGCAAAAGCCATCAGACATACGTCCGTTTCGGCACCAACTGAAACGCATCACTTGTGTCGTATCGTATAGCGTTAACTAAGTTTTGCTCATACAACGGCTGCAGCAACATGGCTTTATCTGGGTTCTTTTTTAAAGCTAAGTTAAATGCTAACCCTGTAACTAAACAAGGCAAAAACCTACTCGGTAAATCAACATCATCTACAGACCCAGAAATATCCTGGATTCTTTTCCACCTGTAAGAAACGAACTTATCAGTAGAGTTTTCGGGAGCTGGCCAAACAAACAATTTAGGAGTTATAGTTCTTTCTAAATAGTATTGAGTAACTCTAGCTTGAGTATTTTTATTAGGAATATCTAAATACTCTCCTCTCTCAATCCGGTCTATTTGGAAATCTGTCTGTGTTCCATTTACTGTTCGTCTGATAACAGCATCTAAAATATCAATATCGTATTGATTGAGAGAATATGAAGTCGTCCCTTGAACTAAATCAAGGGAGACTTGTTCTACTTCCCAAAGCTGGATACCACGGTTTGACCAATCAGCGAACATAATGTTCATAGATCGCCGAGCAGTTACCCCATCATATCCTGTCCGATACTCTAGTCCAGCAAGCTCATAGGCTTCTTCAATCGCATCTGCCGCGCTTAAAGTAAAGGTGCGTGTACCTGATGTAGCCATTAGCCATACTTCTTGATGAGTTCTAAAACGATCACGTAACTATCTAAATTTGCAGCGCCGATGGTCGTTAGCTTTATATCTCCAGTTTTACCTGAGCCTGACGTATTTTGTAATCCTCCAAACTCACTAAAGTCCATATGACCATTACTGTCTTGTGCTAGACCTAGCGCGATGGTGTCAGTAGTCGCATCGAATAGAAGCTGCACCTGAGTAAAACCAATAATAGAATGACTTACTTTTTCTATAAGCACACTACTACAAGCGGTTCCATCTTCCCTAGCGGCTAGAGCACTAACGTCTACTTTAGTTACTGCACTTTCTCCAGTGCCATCACTAAGATTAGTCAGTTGTATAACAGCTTTATGAGTACCATCAGAAATTGTTGTTGATGTAACTGCATCAGCCATAACGCTCTCCTGTTATTGGTCAGCAAACGCAGGAGCAGTTGCAGCTGTAACAGTACCAAAAATCTGATAATTAGTTGTGTTCAAACCAACGATAGTAACATCAAAGCCCGCAGGAACATTAATTTGAATACTGCTGTTCGAGTTACCATCAGAAAAAACTGCACTCACTTCGTTATCAGTATCGAGGAAAGTAACCCCACCGATATAGAAGTTTGAGTTTCCTGGAGTAACAATGATTGCATCAGTGCCGTCAGCAGCACCTCCTGCATAGACAAATCTAAACACTGAACCAGCGATAGGTGAAGGCAACGTATAAGTATTGTCTTGAGTGCCATCTGGAACTAAAAGAATTCTACCGCTATGAGTAGCGTTAGTAAGAGTTACGTCACCATCTGAAAGACTTACAGGGCCATCACCTAAAGTTACAACTTCCGTGATTGTGCCTGTTGTTGCATTTTTGCTGATTGTTTTCAGCGTACTTTCTGAACGGATAGGACCGTTAAAAGTTGAATTAGCCATTGTTATCTCCTGTCTTGGCTTTGTCAGATACGGGATGTATCTGTCAGGGATAGCTACTTTATACAGGAGAAAAAGAAAAGGGGCAACAAGTGCCCCTTTCTTTGTGATATTACGCAGCTCCAGGAGAACCGAAAATACCACGCCAGTCACTAAAGCCAAAACTATAGCGTTCTCTGGCTTTATAACGAACGTTACCAGTTTCGAAGTCGCCTTCCATGCTGGTTGTAACAGGTGAACGCACAAAGTGCTTCAGTCCGTTAGGTACGTCCGTAGTCAGGAAAAACGCATCAGTATCTGTTAGATAATGATTAACGGTGTATCCCTCAGGAACCATACCCATGTTACGCAGTGCGTTAATATCGTTATCAGACGTACCAACTCGTCCTGGGGTTTCCAGTAGACGATCTGCAACAAATTGCAAAGCGGTAGGAATGATTAGCTTACGAGCTTGAGCATTGATCTTAAGACCACGCTCATCTTCGAAAGCTGCGATATCGATCAACGCTTGCTCCAGTGAGGTTTCGTTGAGGTCAGACGCAGTCGATAGTTCGTTGCGTTGAGTCTCGTTACCTACTGTCGGGTGATCAGTTGCACACAGTTCTTTGCCGTCGCCACCAACAAAAGAGGAGTCGAACGCATTGTTCAATATGTTAGCGCCCTTAATGTTTTTAGTGGTCATCATAGAACGAGCAAGTGCTCGCGTATAACGAGATGACAAAGTGTCGTACAAATTATCTTCAATCGCTTCTTCAGTCAATGAAAAAGCCAATGCGATAGTTTCATGCGAATACCGTGCAGTAAAAGATTCTTGCGCGGTGTCATAAGTAACACCAGAACCTTCAAACTTCACAGGAGCCTCGCCGAAACCAGTCAACATAACCTCTTCTTCAAAAGCTCGTTCTGAAGTTTCGGTTTCAAAGATTTCTTCGTACTCTGCGTCGTAGCGATCATACTCTAGTCCGAAGAGAGCATGAAGGCCAGGAACCAGCTCTTTTACGAGTTGAGCTCTATTAATAGCCATTAGTTACTCTCCTTCGACTATACAGCGAATACGTTAGTTGGGAACGTAAAGTATCCACGAGCGTTAGCACCAATGCTATTACTCGGAGAATCTACGAACCTGTTCAACAACGCGATTCCGCTACTGGTTGTCGCCGTTACACCTTCTTTAGATCGACCATTGTTAGTGCTGCCAGCGGTGGTTGTAATCGTGTACTTAGCACCTATGAAACTTACAGCAGGAGTACCAGCAGTAAATTGTGCTTCGTATACGATACCTGGATCGGTATATACATACGCTTCAACATCTGCAGCGCCAAGCGTAGCTGTGGATGCAGGGAAGAAGTTAGAGTATGTAGGAGTACCGTCTGTTGCGGTGTAGAAACAACCAGCAAAAACACCTGCTGGTGTGCCTGTCGCAGTGCCTTGGATAACGTACCCAGAAGATAGGTTTACAACGTCTCCGTTGAAGATAGCGGCAGAGGTGCCACTAGCAATACGCAACTTCTGAGGACGAATCGTTCCACCGTATAGGTGGTAGGCTGGTGTGAACCCATTAGGGGCGTCAGTATTAGCCATGATTTAATCCTCTAAGGAAAATGATGTTTTAATCCGTAGTCGGTTGTCGACTACCGAATTCCACTTTTGTGCTTCTCCTCATATCGCTCTGTCGGAGCGGCATTCTTGGATCAGCTTCTCGCATCAAATCATTGTCGACACCTTGAAGTTGTTCAGCAGTCTTTCCTTGAAAGTAATGATTGCGTTCTTCAACGGTCTCTTCTGGGATTTTAGCGAGGATTAAGCCACCAACACCTATTACGCCAGCGTGTTTACCGTCCTCAATCGTAGGAGCGTCAAAATCTGGATGATCTTCTGCTCTTACAGGCTCGAATCCCTCACGAATACGCTTAGACATATTCGCTCTGTCATCATGCCCACGGACTTCTGCACGTACCCACCTGTGTTTATACCCAGGAGGCGCTTCAGGAGCGTCTAACATAGATGGCGGTTGCCATGGTTTACGGCGAGATTTCTTTTCTCGGGTTTCAGCAGATCTGGAGGTACGATCTGACATTTTCATCTCCTATACAAATTTTGCGTACTCTTCAAGAGGCACACCGATTCTTTTAGCTATTGCTACCTGTGACGGTGTGAGTTTCACATTGCGTGCTCCTTTTTTAACAGCACCAGCACCTCGGCTGGCACCTGCTACAGAAGACTGCACGTTCTTTTTCCCTTCGGAAAACTTATTTGGAAAAAGTTCTCTAATCTCACTATCTACCCTTTCGTAATAGTAATCAGAACTAGGGGGAACTCCCTCCTTCAATAACTTTTGATGAATGCCCATAGCAGCGTAGGTCATGCCTTCATCTTCCCCAAACCATTCGTTCTCTGAAGCCCATTTTTCTGCACGGGGATCAGGAGCAGCTGGTTGTAGATTAGTTGCCTGTTGTTGAACAGGCTGCGACTGTTCTGCACTAGACTGAACAGATTTTTGTTTTGCAACTAATCTTTCGGCATTCTGCGCTTCTAAAGAAGTTTTAGCAACCGCTTCAGTAGCCAAAGCAATGGCCTCTGCGTCCCCAAGTTCTTGGGCTTCTTTTAACGCTCGTCTAGCGCGTTCTTTATCAGCAGAAATACGGGCAGTATATTCAGCCACTAACGTCTCGTCTGAAGATTTTAATTTATTCTGCAAACTTGCAGTTTGTTCAGACATTTTCTTAGCAAACTGAACAGCCTCATCACGTTGGCGTTCTGCCTCTCGCATACGATAAGTCAGTTTATCTATACGCTTTTTGACACCGTCACTGTAGTCTTCTAACTCATCTGTTTGAGAAGTTTCAGGTTCAGCTTGACTTGTATCAAAATCTTGTTGTGGTTCTTGAAGTACATCCGCTTCACGTGGATCTACTTCCTCATCGGGGAGTTCTAATTCAATTTCTTGGGACTCAGCCATTTCAATCACCTTATTGCAGAATATCTTCTGGGTTATTTACAGTAGCTAAAATTTCATCATCGTTTAGGAGACGCATATCTCCTCCTTCGATATTGAACCTAGCTCCTGCATAGCGACCAAAAATTACCCAATCACCCTCGTTACACCATGGGCCTTGAGGAAATTTATCAGGGTCGGAATATGCGTCTGGGCCTTGTTTTACGACAAGCCCCACGATAGTAGCTATTTTCTCTTTATCAAGAGTTTGTTTAGCCATAAGAATGCCGCCTTTGCTTTTCTCAGGAGGAGAAAACGGTAGGATCAACATACGATACCCCGTAGGGTTTGGTAGTTTATCTGCGTGAGATTCTAAATTTTCAGGAGTGATAGACTCTTTCGGAGGATCTAACGGCGTATCAGATCCAAAATTTAGTACACGATCGGGAGTTACCCCTTTTTCAAGTTCAGTCGTCTTCGACATCTTCCATCCTTCCATGCAGGGCGGTTATCTCTTGTTCAGCAAAATTAAGCCCTGAAATTTCACCAACTATTCGTTGGTACTGAACATAGTCTTGTGCGCCACCAGCGGCGAGTGATTGCGTGAGATCTTCTTGTCTCTCACGAAATTTGCGGAGTAAAAACTCCGAATACTTAATAAAGTCCATTAGTTGACGTAGCTAGTAAAATCCAATCCTTTAGTAGCTGCACCTGTGCCCTTTGTCCTTACTTTCTTTCCAGGAATACTAATTGTCTTTTCAGCCAATACAGTAGACTTCGCGAAACCTTCGTTGGAGGGTTCTGGAATAGAAGGCTGTACTCCAGCCTTCTGAGTCTTCGGAGATGGATAGGGCATTTCCGTTGATCTGAGGTTTCTCATTTTTTGCTCTTACTACGAGAACGAGTTGAACCACCGCGCTTCATTTTCATAGGCATTTTCTTAGCGCTTTTACCACCGATACCCATTTTCTTAGGCATCTTTTTATTTTTCTTGTGTACAGGCATTTTAATCTCCTTCAGAATACAAGTTATTAAACGTAATGTTCGGATCCATGTAGCTATCGTCAATCTCTGCACTATGTACGTGTTGACTAGGATAAAAGTCTGGTGCTCCAGAACCTGTCTCCCATAATGCTGGGTTAGTCGCTCTTACACGATTATTAGGCAATGCTACAATGTTGCCTGTCCATTTCCCAGCATCTGTAAGCTGTATCAAATGACTTTGTTTATGCTGTGCAGGATCGTCAGCGATATCGTTTCCTGTATAGTCAACTGTAAACAAATACTTCCCAGTATAAAAATCATTATCAATCTTACATAACCAAGGACTAGAAGATACACGATCCATAACAATAACTTCATGGTCTCGTGAACTACAGTCCCAAGGTTGCGCTAAATGAGTAGCCATCGCTTCTGGCATTTCCTCAAGCATCGCATCCGCTACTAGAGCAGTGATTGGCATTCGTGCCCACATCGCTCCTCCGTGAAGATTCTCAGAATCTTCTTCCTCTCCCAATTCGTATCCAGTGAATACAACTTGGAAAGATAGACATCTGTCTGGAATAGTGTTTACCGCAATCGCTATCGCGTGTAAATACTCTCCGTGGTAATCTAAATGATTGTGTGTGTATTCTTTTCTAACCCAGCAATTAAAGTGTGGAATATTGCTGATCAGATGTGGCATAAGTTACTGCTCCCTGGACTCTCGAACGATCTTAGCGATCTCAGTTAAGTTAGAATCTATTTCACGATCATCTTGCATTTCCGCTTTTTGTAATTCAGCGGCAATACGAACGTCAGTTTGTTCCTCTTGAGATTCAATACGCTCTCTTTCGAGCTGTGTTTTACGCTCAGAATCTCTATCCCGTTGCTTAAGTTTTTCAAACTCTAGCTCTAGTTGTTGTTGGAACATTTCCCTTTCTGGGTCTTGCTGTTGCGCAGCTATTGCTTGCGCTATCGCTTGCTCTTGACCTGTAATCTGTTGAGTTACTTGAGCAGCCGCTACAGCTATTTGACTTTCTAACTCTGGTGGTAACTGAGGCATCTGACCATCTGGTCCAGGTTGAGGTAACTCGATACCTTGTTGTGCCAACATCTCCTCTACTTGAATGCGATACTTCAAGGCTTGGTGCTCTTGTATATGAGCTTGTAATCCTGCCATCGCTTGAGGATTCTGTTGGGTTTGAGGGTTTTGCATAAATGCAATATGCGCTTGGACGTGCGCATCGTGATTCTGTTGAATAAATGCTTTTAAGGGCATCCCCATAACCGAATCCATATTTTCTTGAATAGGGTCTTTCGGAGCTGGGGCAAAATCAGGCATCAAGATATCGTCGATATCTTTAATGTTCAAAGCGATATACATCTTACGATACGCTTCTTTCATGTTATGGATCTGAGGTGCACTCTGAGCCATCTGAAGTTGTGTTTGCGCTAAAATAATCCGTTGGGTAGTGCTAAAGATATTGGGATCACAAACAGGAATAACATCAACACTATTATTAAAATCTTCAGCGAAGACTGTTTGTTGAGCGCCTTGTACTTGATAAGGGTATTCCGGAGGCAAGTATTCACCGAATAACCTCTTTAGTATTTTAAATTCGTTACGCTGCGCATAATGCAATCGCTTATGGATTGCAGAAATTACTTTCTGTCCTTTTTCTAATAAGGCAACTGTCGTACCTACAGGAGCATTAGAATTAGCATCTCCTGTTTGATTATCCATAACAGAAGCGAATCGCTGTCCAGATTCGACAAGTAATCCTAATAACTGCGCTAATGTCGCACTTGGTTCTTTATATGGGAGCGGTAAGAACGACTCTCGAATAGTCCCCCCAGGAACATCCACATCTCGCCATTCTCCTGGCTGTACAGGATCGTCTGATCTCTGGATATTTAAGCCACGAGCTTTGAAGCCAGCAGGAAGATTGGCTAAAGTACCGGCATCAATGAGTTGACGAAGAATTGACGTTGCGGAACGGGTAACGCCGCCAATCATGTGGATTAGGCCAAATCCATAGAAGCCTAGTCCTGGGAGGAACTTATAATGCGTAAAGTATTCAATCTTTTTACGCATCGGATCTGTTTCTTCGTAGTTCCTACGAATAGATAGAACGGTATCGTTATCTTTACAAATCGTGACGATATACGGGAGTGCTAATCCCGTTGGTTCTCCATTACTATCAGTATGCTCAAAACCTTCAATATCTAGTTCTACATGAAACTCTAATAACGTATATTCAGCTTGAGTTCCTGTCCTAGAAACACCGTCTATCTCATCAATCTTATCTTGTATCGCATTTTCTCCATCAGCTGAATAGCTAGGAGAACTCATCGGCATATCTCTATAGAATCCACTCAACTGTAATTTACGCAAGTCATTTTCTGACATCGCCATACGGTGAGTAATACGAGGAGACGTATGAAGATCTGTAGTGTAATACGGTACGATTAAATCTTCGGCTTTTACAAACCTAGAAACGACTCGACCCATCGCAGGGTCGAAATAACATTTCTTAAACGCAGAACCAGCTAGAGGCAAAAAGAATAACATCTGATCCATTTCAGGATCGTATTCTTCCATTTTGTACATGAGCTGGTAGTTCATGAAATCCTTAACGCGATTAGCTTGCATCGCTTTCGGATCACTAGACGCGCCCATAATCTTAGTATCTACTGGGCCGTTTGCAGGAAGAAGTTCTTTATACGCTTGCGCTTGGAAATGAGTTGTCGCTTCAGCTAATAGCGGGTGATATACTCCGCTTGCGCCTTCGAACGGTTCACTTCTAGGGTCACTGTCTACGCCTAATAGTTCTAATCCGTCTTTAAACGCCTCGTACCAATCACCACGAGAACTTAGATCTTCTTCAAACGCAGTAGTTAGTTCACTAGAAACTTCGGAAAGAGTAGCGGGGTCTAAAAACTCGGCTAAATTTTCCTCGAAAGGGATTTCGACCTCTTCGGTCAAAAGAGACGGGTCAAGAACGTTATCCTCTTCGTCAAAAAGGATTTCTACGTTTTCTTCACCCTCAGGAATCTGTACTTCAGCCATGGTTCGCCACCATACTCTTATTTTTTACTAGAATAAATCAATAATACACACGAACTTTTGGATAATACTCGTCATCGTCGTAATAATCGCCTTCTAAACGTAAGAATCCTCCTTGTCTAAATCGCATAAGTGCTAAAGTCGTCGCATCTACGCAATCATCATTCTCTCCGTTCGGAAAATCTACGATTTCGTCAACTAATTCTTGTCCCCAATTCGTATCAGGTACCCAAACTCGGCCTTCTTGGAAAATTGCGCTGACCGTATTCAATCTTGCGATCTTATCTTGCCCTTTACTCGGTGAAAAGGTGTTTATCGGGATTCCTTGACGCCGTAATTCTTGTGTAAGTGGTATACCTGACGCTTTTGTTTCGACAATTACCGAATCAGGCTCCCAATGTTCGTATAACCGCATCGCTTCACGCTTTAATTCTGGAAAATCTAAGCGTTCTTTTACGCAATCTAACAAAATTATATGAGCATCGTCTCCAGAATACAGTTCATCGCCAATTTTACCCTCTGGATAGAACACTCCCCATGTTGTAATAGCTGTATAATCCGCTCGTTCGGACTTTAAAAACGCCGTATCGTAACTTTGTATCAAATAACTGCATGAAGGAGGGTCATCGTTCGGCCATTCCTTAATCCATTCCTTCGGAATGATAGAAATACCCTCTCCAGTAGGGCGCTGCATATACTGCGCTGCCCATTTTGACGGAGGAATCGACGCTTTCGTCGCTTCTAATTCTTCTAATTTCCAGAATTCAGGCCATAACGGTTTGCCCGAAGGCAATATCGCAGGAAATTCAATAATCTCCCACTCATCCCCACCCTGTTCCTGAGTCATTCGTTTGATTAATTTACCCGTTACGTCTTTTTTAGACCAACGAGTCATTACGATAACGATCGCACCTCCTGGCTGTAGGCGCTGACGAGGCCCAGTTTGATACCATTCGTAGGCTTCTTCTAACGCTTTATCTGAAAAAGCGTCTTGTTCAGAGTGTGGGTCGTCAATAATAAACAAATCCGCACCACGACCCGCCAGTGCACCACCGATACCCGCCGCATAATACTCCCCGCCTTGCGAAGTTGTCCATTTACCCGCGCTTCGAGAGTCAGCTTTTAGTTGAGTAGCGGGGAATATCTCAGCGTAATCGTCACTTTCGATTAAGTCACGGACTCTACGACCGAAATTAATCGCGAGGTCAGCAGTATGCGTTGCTTCAATAATTTTAAGTTTAGGGCGTTTACCTAATAGATATGCAGGAAATAAATACGAAGCAAACTCTGACTTCGTATGTCGTGGAGGCATATTGATTATTAGTCTTTTTGACTCTCCTGAAGCAATTTTGTCGAAAGCCTCGGCCATCTTTTTGTGGTGCGCACCTGCAATAAACTCCGGCCAAATCGTTTTAACAAAATCGTAAAACGACGCCATAGAACTTTCGCGTTTTTCACGCTTTTCTAATTCCTCAAGTAGTAACGTAAACTCTTTCGCCTCTTCTTTAGAGAGGTGAGAAAGGTCTACATCTTTTAATTGTTCAAGTGGGGTGCTCAACGGAGTCTTTGATTATTAAGACGTTCCTCAGATATCGGGCCACCTTCGGCCATCATCGTTATTTGATCGCGAGTCGCGGGAACCATATCCATCCCAGGAGTCGAAGCCATCATATCTGCTAATTGCATCCCGACTCCTTGTATTTGAGGATTCGGATCTTGCATCATGCCCATAACTTGCGGAACACTAAAATAATAAACATCTTCAGGTGTACCTACTGGCCCACCGCTAGCCATTAATTGACCCGCTAATCCTGATTCTTCTAATAACTGTGCTAATTCTTCTTCAGATAAATTAGCCAGCGACTCAGGTTGAGCTTGGGGTAAAGGAACTTCTTCGCCATATTCCATCGCGGCTAATGCTCGTTCTAACCCCGCAACATCTGTACCTTGTACTTCTTCAGGGATTACATCAGCAACGTTAGAAATGTTAGGCGCAGCCCCTTCGATTAATTCACGAAGATTAGCATCTTCACGTGCTCGTTTTTGAGCTTTACGAGATCTATTAGCAGTATACGCTGTTGTACCAACAGTTGTTAAAGCAGCAATAATTGCAGGAATTATCAAACTCATTTATACGATTTCCCGTAATAACCTTTAGCGTAACTTAATCCACCACCACGTGCTTTTTTAGCAGTCGTTTCAGCTTGTCGGAAATTTTCTTTCGTCGGGGCACCCTTAGATCCTGGCTTACGCATTTTCTCACCTGACCCCGCCGCTATCCGCCTACGTTTCGCGGCGATATTTGCATATAATCCTGGGCGACCACCCTCGGCAAACATATCTCCGTCACGTCGGGCCTTTCTTAAAATGTCTCGCTGGACACGCATCGCTTTTTCTAACGCTTCAGGCGAATCCATATATTCATCACGATACTCTTGCAACATCTCCTGGAATCCCTCTTCACCCCGTCGCTCTTTTTGCTTTTGCGAAAACGACTTTAAAAAATCAGGGAGATCCGCTTCGTCTTCCGTAGCACGACGAGTATCAATAAAATCTTGCTCGGATTTCATCCTACGGCCTATTTCCATAATTTCTTCTAGTAATTCTTTTGCAGATTTACCTTTACCCATAGGTCCACCAGCCATAGCCGCTAATACCCCAGCTTCTGGCCCTAACATCGAACTTAATCCTGGAGTATTACTTAATCGAACAGATAAACTTGATTCGTCAATCGGCCCCGACATATCACGAGTTTCTTGCATCGTTAACGTATCTTTATTCGTACCTTCTAACGCACGGAGTAACATCGGAAGATTATCCATAATATCTTCCCCAAGAACCATATCTCCCGTACCACGTAATAAAGACATTAAGCCGCCGGAACTACCGCCAATTTCATCGTCATAAACAGCCTGCATATCTTCCATTACCATTTCACCTTATCGGCCCAATAAGCTGCGCTCATTTTGCCTTTTTTAATGTTTTTACTATGGCGAGCTTTGAAACTCTTACGACGAGCCTTTTGTTTTGCCGACTCACCCTTTTTAGGCTTACCCGCAGTTTTTACACCCTGTTGACCAAAACGAATCGTTTTAATCTTATCGCCTTCTTTCGCAACAACAATATGGGATTTTTTAGGATGACTCGGGGTACGTTTCGGTTTGTTATAGCCCGAAACGCCAGCTCTCGCTAATCGTGGGTCTTTTTTCTTACGTTCAGCCATAGCCGAATCCTACTCGCGAAAATTTTTTTCGCAAAATTTTTTTCGCAAAATTTTTTGGGATGCGTAGCAAAAGTACAGCGGAAAAAGAGGCTGGATTCAGGTAGTGGTGGGTGGGTGGGTGCCTTGCGGCACTTTTGGGGGTATGGGGGGGTCTCGCTAACCGTCTCGCTAAGGCGCGACCTAACGCCTCGGCTAAGGCGCAAACTAACGGGGCGAGTTAGGCGCGAGCGGCTGTAAAAAGTTTTTGTTAGTGCTTTACTTTGGCGGCGTTGTGAGCGAAGATAGGTTCCGTGGTTAAGCAGTAGGGCTGGCCACTTACACTTAGAAAGTAGAAAGGAAAATATAATGGCTAATCAAGCTACAAAGCAGATATCTGCACCTATGACTCTCCCTGAAATGGTCGGCACTGGCAAAGCGACTAGCGGATCAGTGATGTTCGACAGCGTGCCATCTGGCGTGCGACTCCCTAAGCAGATGATCAAGATCATCACCGCATACTACGCGCTGGCCGGAGACGCGCACCGCATGGTCGCGATTCAGGATATCGTCGACGAGCTATCCGACTGGGGATACCAGCAGGACGCGGCGGTTGTTATGACCCACTACAAAATGCAGATCGAAGGTCGCAAAGAGTGGAAAGGAAAGACCGGTATCGTCAAACTAGGATCCTTCGAATAGAAGGATCGCCACCCACGAAGGGAGCCACTCGGCTCCCTTTTTTGTGCCCAACCATCTAGAGAATCAATCAATCCGTCGCTAAGTGAATAAGGGTGGGTGGGAGGGTGGGTGGGCCGCGCCTCTATTTTTCTATGTAGTCGATCGATCGATCAGTCGATCCGTCGATCGATCCGATCCGATTCGTAATCTGTCCCTCGATCGTTTGCGGTACACGTTTCGTGATTAACTGACCGAGTCGGTCGATCAGCTGGTCCTTGGATAGTGAGTCGATCTTCGCGGTCAATACTTCGCGTCGATCGATGTAAAGGCCTCCGACCTTCCCTCGGTGGATCTCGGCGGTGATGGCCGCGTTGATTTGGCCTTGGTCGCGTGCCTCCTCGCGCAAGTCATGAAGCGCGGATAGGTGGCCCTCCATGGAAACTCTATCCCGCTCCGCCTCCTTGATTTCCTGGTCGATCAGATAGTTTCGGAGTAGCGGGTTGTGATTGAGTAACACACTACCTTGTCTCTTGGCAGCAGCTCTGTTCTTCGTATAACCAGCTTTGACAGCTGCTTCGGTAGCGTTTTGGCCTTTCAGATACTCTCGAGCGAATTTCTTTTGCTTCGGGTTTAGCGGATGCCACTTCTTACCATCGGGGTCGATGAAGCCGTTACCATCGTCAGATGGGATCATGGGAGTGTACTGTAGTTCTTTCATGCAGTGAATCCGAGGGGTCTGTGGGTCACTACTATAATCTAAAAATAATTATTTTTATAAAAAAGAAAAGATTTCGCTCGCGGCCTATCTACTCTATTCTCTGTTTCAGAAGTAATAGTTCTAATAGATTCTATTACTTTTCAGTCACACTCACCACGGTCCCCGTCCCTTGTCCCACGAGGCTTTTCTCCTCACTCTATTACTTCTATTAGTTTATTAGTCGTTTTTGTTAAAAAAATAAAAAAAAGTTTTTTTTCTAAATAGACAATATCAGCGCTCTTTCTAATAGGCACAAAAAAGCCCACCGAAGTGGGCTAATCGCGGTTAGTGGGTATGGGTAAAACACTAAAAGAGCATCACGAAATGGTCTTTCTCTTTCTTAAGTTTTCCGTCGACACCTCTGTAGACTGGGATCGTGGAAAAAGAATCAGCATCTAGATCTGCTTTGGTACGAACAACATACTGCTCACCTTCGGCTGGTCGGAAATCTTTCAGTCGTTTAACGACAGTCGAGATCGACAGGTTCGCAGTTTTCAATCGGCTTATGTAATACTTCATTTATTTCTCACTAAAATTACTGGGTGATCACTGTCTAACATGTCACTGATCTCGTGTGGAGGTTTAGTGGCTAACGTTGCCATAAACACTTCTCCGTCGTTTTGGACAAGCGTCACTTGAGTGTCAAGTTGTGTTTCAGTAAGTGTTTGCAACTTTTCTTTCAGTTTCCGATACGTCATATCATCTCCCGATATGTTCGATATCCGAGTCGGGTATCACTTGGTAAGCGCCTTTGTTATAGGCTGGGGCGATCGTCGCACGGGACGACGGTCGAGTATCTGGCTTCTGAGTACAATCGGTCTTCGGTAATCGAGAAGGGTATTTTTCTCGGTGGTCGTCGACACGCATAGTCAGAGTCAATGGTCGAAAGGGTCGGGCTTTCGCCCGACTCCTAGGTAGTGGTTTATAGCGTCTAGGCATCTGCATAGTCCGCGATGTTACGGTCATCGTCGACCTCGTCGGCGAACGTAATCGGAAACATCGGGTACGCTGCCATCTCACCTGCAAGCTCGTCGCGGTAATTATCAATACGATGTACTTTCAGTGCATCAGAACCGTATCGAGTGGAGGAGTATTCCGCTCGCTCCTCAAGTAACCACTGGTCAAGCAATCTGGTACGAGCTTTGTAATCCTCGGGAAAGTAATGTTTCGAAGCTATCTCACTATCCTCGTCAATCGGGGTGGAGCGGGGGTGCCATTTACCGTAGGTAATGGCTAGGTTAAGGATCTCGGGATACGCTGCGAGTGTCTCGGCAGGTATCGAATTACCTATCGTACGCAACTCAGCGTGGGCCTCCTCCATGAAATTGTGTAACTTACCAGCGAAGTCACTACTGAATCCTAGCGACTGTAGGTGTGGTCGGAATACACGAAACTCGAGGTCGTGCTCGTCAAATTTATCAGACATATCTGTTTCCTTCTTCTTTCTAAGTTATCCGCGCCCGTAGGCGGCGCGGTATATATAAGGTACTTACGATTACCGCGAAAGTAAAGCACTAACGCGACTACTCGTCGAGGGTGTCTTCGAGGTAATCCATAAGCTCCCTTAATCTAGGGCGAAGCTCTTCTTCGTAATCACGGTCATCGGAAAGCCGTGCACTAACTTCTAAGAGCAATGTTTGGAACCGTTCTAATAACGGCTCCTCTTCAGGTTCAGGCTCATCCCCACCGAAATGTTTTTCGATAAGCATAGCGTCACTTAATTCGCGTAAGCGATCAACATCAACGGTCATTTACTGCACTCCTTACATCTTCTAAGCGTTGTTGGATGACGATCATGTTGCAGCTACTGCAACACTGTCCGTCTGCGAGGGGCTGTGCGTTATGTCCGTGCGCCCAGCCGTTATTTTGTACGTCGATCGGCCCGTCACACACACTGCATTGGTGCTCTACGTTCGGGTCGTATGATCTCATTTGACGGGGGTTTATAGTCACCCACGGATCATCAACATCGTGCATTTTGAACTTGATATCGATCTCAGCGGCGACACCTTTCTGTTCTTCTATCGCGACGAAAAATGTACAAGCGTCATAATCTTCTTCGAGGTAAACCTTCGATCCTGAAATGTAACTGAATGCAGTAATTTTCTGGTGGATCCCTAGTTCGATCAGCTCGCTAAATTCCACTTCTAACCAGCCGTGGCCAGAGTCGTAGAAGAAGTTGTATTCCTTCATTTCGTTCTCCTTTCTATTAAGTTTATGGTCTGGTAGTCGATACGATTGCGGCAATGAAAACTTCCGTGGAGAGGAAGGGTGAGGACCGTCTTCATCGTATCTATGTCTCTAAATCCCCGTTGCTGCGGGGTAGGAACTCGCCTGACGCTACCAGTCGCCTGACTCAATATCCCCACCGATATTCTATTTATCAGCTGCATCTTCTAAGAGCCTATCCCAAAGTTCGTCAGAGATCTCAGGCATCTTTTTGTACAATACTTTGTGCATCTGACACTGTAAACATTTTACCGTGGCGTATTCTTCCACGGGGCCATCCGAGATCCATGAACGACAATCGTCGTTATAACAAAGCTGAATCTCGTGCGGTAATAATTCGAAGGCAGCGTCGAGTAAATCGGTCTGCCTATCGTATTTCTCTCGCCAGCTCATGAGTGAGTATACCCGTTGGTTTCTATACCCAGCCACATATTCGGCACAGCGGTCATAATGCAATCGTCAAAAAATGCTTTATGCACGTGTTTAACAACCCAATCGCTGAACGTCATGTACGCAAAGTCTGGGTGCTGGCTATCCAAAACGTGTTGTTGAAACACTTTTTTAAGTGCTTTATCTTGCTCAGGGGTAAGTTCAAGCGCTGCAAGTTTTTCTACTGGTGTCATATATTCTCCTTTCTATGGGGGCGCGGGTAGCCCCTACTACTAAAAGGTAGCGGCGATTACCCCGAAAGTAAAGCACTACGCTAGACGCCTCTCGGGATTTCTGAGATGCCATTCGACGTTGTACCAATAAACCTTCATCTTCTGATCCTTAGCGCGGTAGGCACATTTGCGAACCGCGTCTATGCGTCGTTGTATTTCAGAGTTGGTCATAATTTTCACCTCACACCAGATCTTTGATCACGGAAACTGTAAAAGCAACCATTGCCATGACAAACGCTGCTCCGCAAATTATCGCCAGCCGCTCGATCTTATTCATAGAATTCGATTTGAAATCTGGCGTCCCATTCTCAACAAGCTGAGGATGTTTCCTTGCGGTCTCTTCGACGATTGTTTTAATCGCTTCAGAGTTATATTTCATTCGAGTATTTGAACGAGGTTTCGTATGAGACTTTCTTCGAGGAGGGCGTAACTCTGACCAAGGATCTTCGATGATCCTCTCAATTTTAGCCATTCTTTTGGGCGAAACTTTTTCTTTTCCTTTCTCGACTTGAGCTTTGGTATACACGGCTCGTGACCAACTCGCAGGAGCTTCTTTATCCGCATACGCTTCGTAACGTGCAATGCGGTACCTATATTTCGACAAACTGGTGTCTATCTGGATGTAAGGTGAACCTGATTTCCTCATGCATTTATGAAGTTCATTGAGGTTAGCAGGGGGATTGCCGATGTATTCGTGTCGAGTCCAAAAGGATTTTAACTCTCGGAGTACGTCAGCAGCATCAACAAAATCGATCCCGCCTAAGTTATCAACCGCTCTATATAAAGCGTGGGACACACTGCGAACTCTAGCTGGAAATGGTGCAAGTTCCATATCTTTCTCCTATGGAAAATGGGGGCCGTGGCCCCCGATCTATCAGAGTGAAACAATAAACCCTTCTTCGATCAGGGCTTTTTTGTAACACGCGATAATGCGCTTCTTTTGTTTTTCTGGGTTTTTAGTGTTAGGCATACTGATATGCCCTTCCTCAACACCTAGATCAACAACTTCTTGCATGGTGAAGTTTTTGGGATCAAACTCTTTGCTTTCGATATCTTGCATCGAAATAACAAGAGCTTGAAACTGCGGGGTTTTGATTTTCGTCTCCGAAAGTTCTTTACCCGTGTATGCAAACTTCTGCGCCACTCGACCACGCTTCGTGGTTTCAGGTGCTTTCACCGTAATTGTTGTTACGGTCGCCGCTGCTTTTTTAGCAGGGGCTGCTTTTTTCTTCGCAGCTGGTGCTGCTGCTTTTTTGGCTGTTGCCATGTCATTCTCCTTTCTATGATGACGTTATACTTTCTAGCTGGTTTATACCAGCAACTACTACCTTACTAAAGACTAAAGCGAAAGTAAAGCACTAACTAACGATCCTGGTTGACGTAAGCAGATGTTGGTTCTCCGGTATCGAACATCTCTACTTGATTATCTTCCTTGAAAGCATTCTCAATAATCACGCTTTTCTCTTGAAGCAAGATGTTTAGCATGTCAACTAAAGTTGCACATCGGTTGCTCATCTTGTTCAGATCATTGCGTAAGATTGTTACTTCTGCTTCAAGAGAAATCAAATCTTCACGAACATCGGTTGTATTGTTCATATTCACGCTAAGTTTTCCTCAATCCTTCGATAAGTTTTAACATGGGACAGCCATCTTTCAAGGGACTCGGAATCAAAAGAAATAACACCGTCACCTAAACCACAATCTTGCTGCGCCATCTTAACTGCAAGAATACTAGCTAAAGTTTTAGAGTTTTCTTGTAATTCGGTGAAGCTATCAAGAGACCCCGACAGAACGTCAGGGTCTCCTAGTGCATCTAGAGTGTACCAAATCTGGCTGATCAACTCTTGGTCTATTACCACAGCGTTGTACAGTTTTTTGACGTCCCCCACTATGCTGCCTCCGCGTATTCAATAGCAAGGTTAAGTGCTCTTGATTTACGCTTGGAGCTTTCACCGAACATCGTGCTGTACGCTCGGTTCTCGCCGCTACGCTGATGGTCTTCGACAAAAGTTACTGCGTTAAGTGCGCCCCACCATGTGCCCTTAGAAGATTTCATAGTGGCTCCTGGAGATTCTTCTAAAGCACGTACCGTTAGTTCAGAGTATTTCGTAAACTGATCGCGTAACGGGGTTATCTCGCCAACTTTCTTACCTTCTTGTAACAACCGAGCTTGATGAAGTTGTTCTTGATATAAGTCAGGTTGGTTAAGGCGGGTGATAAATTCAAGCACGTCGCTGTGCTTGGCTTTTTTAGACGCAAGTAAGTGCGCGGCATCTTGGAAGTTTTGGTGAGACTCTTTCATAAGCCCTAACGCTTCGGCTGCTTTCTTAGCGATATCATCGGTAAACTCTGTATTGTGTGTCATACGGAACTCACCGCGAGATGCTTGGCCTAACGCGAACTGCAAAGTGTTATTACATACGACGCGTATTTCGGTCTCGCGTATGATCATAGCGTGTCCGGCTTCGTGAGGTTGACGAAACAAAAAGTAATCGTTAATCTCGTCACCGCCAGGAAGTTCAAACGTTTCGTTTAGTTTGGCTAACGCCCACACATCTTTACCACCGCGTAGGCTACCAGCGGTCTCCATACTCACGTTAGCTTCTTTGACAAACTTCGCAAAGAAGTCGAAGATGCGTTCGTTTTGTATTGGCTTATAGCCTGACCCGCATGAGGAAAGGATCGCGTTATCGGTGTCGCGTACTATCGTAAACCGATTAGGGTCTTCTAATAGTTCGAGCGCGATATTACCGTCGGCATCTTTCTCGTATTGGTCAATAGGCTTCGCGGAAGTCCAAGTTGGTCGCTTACTGACAGACCAGTCAAGTCCTGCCGCAACCATCATCTCGTGAGGAGTAAGGTCGTTAGATACTTCAACGCCTTCTCCGTGCCAAGGGACTTGGCCTGTCCAAGCCATACTTTCTACTGCTGCTACCATAGGTAGTCTCCTTATGTAAGTTCTACTTTCTAAGTTTTGTCGTAACGCTGTCACGGCGCTACTTTTAATACCTTAACCGCGAGGTTTACGAAAGTAAAGCACTAATCAGAGTAAAGTTCGATAGCGTCGAAGAGTTCCTCCCATTTGTACGGAATCTCCAGAGTAACTAAAGAATCTGTTTTCCAATTCAAATCTCCTAATTCTTTCAAACTTAATCCTTGAGATGGAGAAAATAATTTAATCTGTTTCTTCTTAGTGTTTATCTTTCTCATCAGGATAAAAGTATTGCCTCCGCTTCGATATCTGTTGTAAATCCAAGCTATCTGAAACGGAGTCAGAGTAGATTTTAATCCTTCGATCGACTTGAGCTCGATCCAGACCTCTTTGCCTTCATAACAATAGTTGACATCAGGCACCCCTTTCCCTGTTCCTCCTGTCTCGATCCGTTGAAAGTGAGCCTCTTTCGGTAGATGCTCTTTTAATAATGCCCAGAGGGATGCTTCTTTCGCCATGTCGATCTCAATGTTTGATTTGTTCTTCTTCAGTAAAATGATCTAAGAGCATAAAAACAATCTGTTTCAACTCGCTCAAAAACTGATCAGCTTCTTTTGTTTCTGGTCCACACATATGAAAAACATTTACTACTCCGACTAAAGTCATTGCTTGATAGATTTCGAACATATCTATGTCCGATTTATGCGCTTCGGTTAACCACTCGTGGATCATTTCAAATATCTGGTTGACTTCTTCATCGTCGGTCTGAAGAGCAACGTGGTTCCAATCACCTGGAAAAATCAAGAGGCGACCTTATTACGATGTTTATAGTAATAGTCTCCGTTGCCTTCTTTCATCCTCTCTACGATCTGCCATACTCGTTGTTTGGTTACACCGAACCGCTCTCCGATCTCTCGAAGCGTCTTTCCTTCTGCCCACAGTTTGTAAACGGTGGAGTAATACTCTTCGTTACTAGCAATTTTTTCTTGACTGAGGCTTCGTATTCTCATACTGCTTCTCCCCAGTTATCTCCTGATTCGTAATCTACTACCAACGGTACTCTCATATCGACACAGTTGACCATTTTATCTATTACCATCTCCGATTGTTCTTTATTAAATATCGAGAAGTCGAGTTCATCATGGATCTGTATATGCGGCACCATGCCTTCTTTCCACAGCTCTCGCATCGCTAACTTCGTCATATCTGCGGCTGATCCTTGAATTAGCTTGTTCAGAGCTTTATATGTAAACGATCGTTTGAGATTATTTCCATACTGGTCTCGAGCTTCTTGTTCAGGTAACGGTGTTTTCTTTTCGTCAGCTAAATATCCGACTGGCTCCCATAAATCAAAATGACATTTCCGACCTCCGAGAGTTGTTATATATCCTCGTTCTTGAGCAGTCCGAGTACATCTATCTTGCATCGCTCGAACAAAAGGAACTCTTGCGTGGTAGACTTCTAACAATCTAGCAGCTTCGTCTTGCTCTAGTCCTAACTCTCTAATCAACTTTTCTCTACCCATCCCGTAAGTCAGGCCGAGGTTGATGTCTTTAGCTTGTTTCCGAGGTATCCCTGCCATATCTGCTACGATCTGGTGAAAGTCAGCACCTTCGTTAGAGTATGCGTTGACTGCGTCAGCTGCTCCTGGAAGTCCGAGCAACGACGAGTAGTGAACCGTAATTCTAGGTTCTTGTTGAGAGTAATCGAAAATCCCCCACGTTGCCCCTTCTTCTGGAATAAACAACGACCTGATCATCTTGCCGATCTGTGGGTCTCGAGCAGGGATCTGTTGTAAATTTGGGTTGGAATAACTAAACCGCCCAGTCACTGTTCCCCCATCGTCGTTCTTCAGCGGGTGAACTTCAGCGTGTATCCGACCGTTATGTGAATACTCTAAGATCGCTCCTTCGATAAATGTCGTCCGAGCTTTATTAATCTTCCGAGCTTCGACGATCATCTTCGGTAGTTCGTGTTCGTGAGCTTCGAGCCACGGCCCTTGGAAACTAGGTGCGCCTTTCGCTGTATGCGGATACCAGATTCCGTTAGCGTCGAATGCTTTTTGTATCGACGCGCTCGCCCAGATATCGATCGACGTTCCGAACTTACGTTTCATTTCTACGAGCAACTGCTGTTCTTTCTTAGACATTTGCTCCGAGGCGTGCTCTGCTCTAGCTGTGTCGATCCGAACACCTCGCCATCGCATCTCGATCAGCAAAGGTATGAGGTCACATTCGAGGTCGAAAATCTTTTGTAATCCTTCAATCTCGATCCTCTTCTTAAATATCTTCCACAGTTTAAGAGTCATCACTGCATCTTGTTCAGCGTATGACCCAACGTATTTAGCAGGGAGCGACCACATACCGCTCTTTGCGTTTACGCCCCATGCTTTAGCGGCCATCTCAAGTAACGTTTCATCTTTAGTTTCCCCTAAAAAATCCAAACCGAGATTGTTTAGGGAGTATGACCAACGGTTTTCGTCGAACAGCGGAGCTGCGAACATCGTATCGCGGAGAGGGCATGTCAAGTTGACTCCTTCGCGTTTTAACCAACCTACGTCATAAAGTGAATTATGAAAAACCATCGTACCTTTATGATTCTCAAACGTTCTTTTGAGCCAACGTAAGACAACTTCCTCCTCTAAATTACCACCGTTTTCATGTCGGATTGGCAAGTATCCTGACCAGCTGTCCGATGCAATAGCTACACCTACAACGTGCCCGTCACCTGTGGCCCATCCTGGCCCACGGTTCGTCAGATTTGGATCGTAAGTTTCTAAATCAACGGCTAACGTTTCGTTAGGATCGAAACGTGGCAGTATGTCAGGAGCGACCCAATCGCTTTCAGGCTGAATCAGTGGTATCTGCATCTGGGTCAATATCCTGTATACCGTATCGAATGTGGTGTTCTACTAAAAACAAATATCGTCTAAGGTCTCCGATATCGTCGAGTAGCCCGTCTTCTCCGTTGAACTTAGCTCCTGCTTCGAACACATCGTAATTACAAGATTCGGCTTGTTGTTCGATACGGTCGAATTTACGAGCGAGCATCATAAAGGCTCCTGTACCGCCTCTACGTTTCCAAGAATCACCGTAAGACTTTTCTGATTCGATCAGGCTTACAATGTCCTGCTGGGCGATATCCTTCATCTCTGTCCACTTAGCATCAAGACCCATTTTTATTTCTCCAATTACGTTCTCGTCGTTTGATCCAAGTAAAACAGGCTTGCTGCCAATCAACTGCTTTAATGTCTCCGAGATATTTATAGCAATCTTCATACTTCCGTTCCTTATGTTTTAAATAGGCATGAGTCATCGGGATCATGACTTCAGGGAAGAACTCGTTTGTGTACCCACTCGATCCGAACATATTAGGCCAATCGTTTACAGGTTCTGGGTTGCCAGCGACACGTCGAGGTGGGATCGTTGCTAAAAACTGTTCGCACTCTCGTAAAAAGTTATCAGCCTGTCCTTCAGTAACGAGAGGATAGTGGGGGTCAGGGTACCCCATTGCATCCCAGTATTGACGATCATAGAAATCTGCCCCGTCGATATGTTTTACTTTGTCCCACTCTTTATTCAGGTAGATATGAAAACTGTCGCTTATCTGATAGTACGGCCCCATCTCTAGCTCTAATGCCGCCGCAATATATTCTTGTAACACAGACATATGTACTGCGTTCGCACCGTAAGCTCCCCAGATCATATCGTTCGATCTATTACAGACTGTCATCTGTAATTTGTTATCTCTGATCTTGAAGTAGATATTAGTGTTGCAGGGGATGTCTTTACTTGGGCTGTCAAGATCGTGAACAGCGTCCCACATCTGTAAGACTACTCGACGGGAATCAGGATCTCTTTTAAGCATGTCGATCACACTAACTAACTGATCGTGCGCAAACTGATATCTCCACCGATACCCATACGAACCGTTCAAGGTTTCGTTGTCATCAGAAAAGTTAGCCATCCCTGCGTTAAAGTGCGTCAGCTTCTGTAGATTACGAGAACCCGCTAACATCCAGATTGACTCATATAAATGAAAGAAAGGATTAGCGTCTCGTTCTTCACGAAACAGCACTCTCTGCCAAGGACGCGAGTACACCGTTGTAACCGGAGTCAGGATCTCTCTAGTTGGCCCGTTACGACTTTCTTGTTCTCGGTAATTAGCCTCTGAATTAAATAAATCTATTCCCCACATAAAGGCTTGGTTGACATTTCTTACATCAATAACTTTCATAAAGACTCTCCGTCCGTAATGTAAGAATGTGTTCGATCTGTAAACGGCTTAGATGCAATCTTCCTGTTAAGTAAGCTGACCAATGAATCGCGTCTATCGCATCGTACCAAGTATTCGCAGCACGTTTGTTTTTTATACAGTATTCTAAGAATGATCCGTAACAGTGCATTACGAAATCTATATCTGCATTTTCAAGATCTATAATAGCTTGTTTAAGTTTTCCCATTCTTCCTCTCATACTCTTCAATTAATGGTCGATCTTTTTGTGAATAGTCGTACACGCTTCGCGTCCGACCTTGTCCGTGCAGTATTCGAGAATACTTATCGAACTCACATAGACCGCCCTCTATCTCCCGCATCTCAAAAGGTCTGTGGAATTTACTCAGGTCGAGGTGTTCTATGCACCACTGATACAACGCTTGCATCTCGCTGTTCCAATCCCAGCTACGTTTACAAAACTCCAAAGGTCTACCTGTTAATCTGTTTAATCCTCTCATCGCTCCTGGGCCAGCATTAGCCCATGAAAGAATATCCTCTGCGTTTTCTAACAGATGCGTATGTCGCAAGTCAGTAACCATCTCATAAGAGACGAATGGTCCAATGTACGGAAACCTCAGTAAGTAATTCCACGCATCACATAAAGATTTGAGGTGAGAGAAATCTTTTAGTATTCGATCACGCTCTGCCCAAATATGTGATACGCACTCAGCTACTCCTGTAACTTTGTCCATACGATTCGGACTCTTAACGATATACGCCCCAGTAACCCACTTGTTTTGCTTTCTAATTTCTTGGATCGCTTTTTCTCGATCCCACTCGATGTGTAAGTTGTGGTCGAGCAACGTCTCACCTGTCTCAATCAGATTGAAAAATCGAAACGCGACTGTCGCCATAAACACTTCAGGATCGTTTCTCAACGGCTCTCGAATATGGTGTCGAAACCAGCGAGTAGTTCTATCGTCCTCTCGGAATACTTGACAGAATTTAAACTCTCGAAGTATCGGATCCATCGTCCAAGGAGGTTCTTGTCGAACCTCTTCTTTTAGATGACGGATACGTTCACGTTCTTCTATCCAATAAACATAACGATCAACTTCTGCGGGGATGAAGTTTGTCATTTAGCCTTTCTCAGAATCCACGCACAGTTGTTAGAGACTTCTGGGTAGAATGTCGCGGCAACTACTCGTAAGAATTGTTTACCGTATCGTTCTTGAAGAAGCTCGAACTGATCTGGCCACCATCGCCAAGCCTTATCTTGATCATCATTTTGCATAGCTTTCTTGAGCTTAGGCATTTGACAAAACGTGCCAACAACCGATTGTAGTTCCCAGCGGCTAGTGAGTTCTTCTTTTAGTTCTTCGAAGCCCCACTCATAAATATGGTCTTCGGGTAACTTGTCGTTAGATCCATCATGGTTAGGAGTAGAAACGTAAATCAATCCTCCTGGTCGTAACACTCTGTTAGCGTCATCTAACCATGGAGCGATGAACTCTCGGTTCATATGTTCGATAACTTCTGTGGTCCAAAAGAAATCTATTGAGTTATCAGGTAAGTCAAACACAGGATTCGTAGTTAGATCTTGGATATCTATCTTGCCGTTGAAATTAGCAAACCAAGTTGAATCCTCGACTAATCCTGTCGGGCTGCTGTAGCCTTGCTTTTCTTGTAGACAAACGGGATCAATGTCTACTCCTCGGTAAGAACGGATAATGTCTGATTTCTTAACCGTGTAGGCTTTGTACAAGTTTCGCAGAACCCAAATTTCTCCACATCCGGCTTCGAGTACGTCCAAAGGTCTGGCAAGGTTGTTAGCCTCTCCAATACATAACGACGAAATCTTGTCGTACCTCGTCATATGCGTTATTTCATCAGGCCGCCAGTTACCCAGCATATTTCCACTGGCAATATCCATGCGGGTGTTCTTGCTGTTGTTGACGTTTTCTTCCAGCTTTTTTCTTATCGAAGCCATTAATTAATCCACCATGTTGGTTTTCGTGAAGGGTCTCTTTCCCATTTAGCAAAATGACTTTTCTCGTTAATGAGATAGTTGCGGTAAGAAGAATACACATTTTCTTCTTTATATTCATCTGGCATTGCTAATGCGAATGTTTTAGGTGCGTCAGGTATATCTGACTCAGAACAAAGAAGGGTAGGGGCATTGCTCAATGCGGGTATCAACCTAGCAGAGGCATGAATCTTACCGAAACGGTGGGTGTACTCTTCGCATAAGGCAGCGAAGTGTTTGAACAACCACATATAGTTTTCAAACTCAGCTCTCGCCCAGATAGTACAGGGATGATTTAGATAGGCTTGTTTATACAACCCTTCATCCTCAGCATATTTTTCTCCATGTACTCTCCACGCTGTTGATAGCATTTGAGCAGACTCAAGTACCATCTTCGGTATGTGTTTATCACATAGACCTTGTGCACTTTTTACAGGGCACGACTCTGTTACGAAAATGTTCATAAAGCTCTCCTTTCTACGGGTTACTACTTTACCTTAAGACCTTTTTGAAAGTAAAGGACTAAAGGGGGAAATACTTTTGAGTTTGCGGCTCAATTAAAAACAAGTTCTCCTTTGCTCTTGTTAGTCCAACGTAAAACACTCTTGACTCATCGTCAGGGTTACTTTGGAACGATTTATAAATTCTGTTAGAGATATCGGTAAGCAGAATCACGTTTTCTGCTTCGCCTCCCTTAGCAGCATGGATAGTGGATAATTTGATTCTTGGTTCTTTAGTGATTTTTTCTCCTCTCCTGAGCATCGCTCGGATATAACTTCGCTCAGATACCGAAACACCCACGAAAGCGTCATACCAGTATTCGTTCTCAAGCATAGGAACGTGTTTCTTAGCCTGTTCGAAAGAAACATTAGTATCAAAGTCGATCATCTCTAGGGAACTAGGTACCCGAATCTTTAAATAATTTAAGACTTTGGTAAGTTCTATGACGGGGATAAGACCACCCTTCCTAAAGTTCTCCCAAGATCGCACTGCCATTATCTTCTTTTCGGAAACACTGGCTCTATTTTTGTTTTTATAAAACCATCCTTCCGAACGACAGTGCTCCTCGATACCGTTCAGCAGGTAGTTCGTCCTAGCAAGCACTAACCACTCACCGCTTTCCATGTTTATAGATTCATAAGACGGTTCCCAAGAAACGTGTCCTTCCTCTTTTCTAGGGTTCCAAGTTTTGTGTACTCGCGCTCCGACTTGTCCTATACAACGCTCGGCAAGGGTATGAATAGATTTAGGGATTCTGTAGGACTGTTTGAGCACCATTGCATCTTTTGAATTACGAATTAAGTAATCAACATCTGCACCAGCCCAACGATAGATTGCTTGGTCGTCATCCCCAGCAATATATATCCGGTCTGCAGATTCACATAGCTTTCTCACCACCGCCCACTGTAATGGGGATAGATCTTGAGCTTCATCTACAAACATTACATCTAACTTCGGTGCTCTACCTCTAGTCAGAAACAAGTTCAGCATATCGGTGTAGTCGATTAGCATTCTGTCTTTCTTGAACAGTTCTAATCCTCGAGAGAATCTTTCTAACTCGAACCAGCCGACTGCATCATCTGAGTCGTGCCACTGGCTTTCTAAACTAACCTGTCTCATACGAGATAAGTTTTCTATGAACAGTAGTCGATCATCTTTTGAAATACCAGAGACGTGACCTTCTTCGGAGTTGATCGATCCTGTCAGTCTTAGATTTAGTTTGTCGTTTAGATCTCTATAATCCGATGCTGAAAAGACACTATCTTTACTTAGACCTAGCTGGAAGAAACAAAGTGAGTGCAACGTTCTAAAATACGGTAGTTCATTATTACCTATCGCAAACCGCGACATCGCCCTCGTTTTGCCTTCTTGTACAGCTTGTTTAGTAAACGTGAAGAACCCGATATCTTCTGGGCAAGTACCTCGGTCTAGTTCTTCCTCTAACAACCCTAGCAGTGTGCTAGTTTTCCCAGTCCCAGGAGGGCCAAGAATTATCTGTGCGTCTGACTTTAGTGTCATAACGGCGAGTCGTTAAACTCAGGCAACGTATGAGATTCAGTTTGTGTTTGAAACTCAGGTATATGCCAGACGTTCGCACCCTTACCCTTGATATTAAAGAAGTGTGAGTCTCCTCCCATATTCTTCAACTTAGCTGTAAGTTTATTACGAGGGTAATCTCTGAAATTTTTACGGTGTAAAAAATCCATAAGATCAGCTAACCGGAAATAAGTCCTGCTGTTATCTGTCCAAGGCTTACCTAACAACAGTTCATCACGCTCCCTAGCTGGGCGCTCTGTACAAAACGTTTCTAACAGTTCGTTAAAATGACCCTCGGTCGACGCATCTTTTGGTACTTCGATAATTGTTAGCGTATCGAGAAGCTGTTGTATGATCGTGCGCCATACATTGTCCCGTACTTTCGGTGGGATAATGTTTAGGCTATCCATACACTTCCGTTGGAATCGTGTCTGGTTTAGCAGCTCTTCAGTCTCGAGTTCTAATCTACCGCCTTCAACATCTAAAAACCAGATTGGCGGATCACTATTCTGTTTAGTCAGATTACTAAATAACGGCGTACCTCCTGATGCACCGATACCATATTTCTTTGTCCTACATAGTGGACTATTACAGTGTCCAGCTATCGGTTGGTCATTACACTTGTAGAAGTAATCTTTCTTCTGTACTTGTTTAGCGACCCCTAACACTTCTGTAGCACTCAACGGTGGGTTAAAGTGTTTATGGTTTGCGTCTTCGAGTCTAGATTCCCAATCGTCTGGATACTTTTTCCTAAGAAAAACACCGACGTTAAACAGACCTGAGTTTCTCATTCCTTTCGGAAAGCCCTGAGCTATTAGATGTTCAAGACACGGTGGTGCTTGATCCATCCACTCTAGCTCTTGTAAGACTGGAGTAACCTCCAGCTTTTCTAATTCTTCTTCTGTTAGTACAAGGCCATCGACATACTCAATAAACTCTTTTGGGCTGAGCACTTTGCCTGTTGCACTAAACCCGTATCCAGTGGAGTCCTCGCCACCAAAGTACGGCATATTGAGGGAGCTTCCCCTGTCCCCTCTTTCCAATAATAGTTTTGTCTGTTTAGGGAATATCTCTGACTGTCCGAACCCAATCGCTGCTGCTATCTGACGTAGCTTTCTTTGCATGCTTGACGCTGGCACAGGGTCAAATACAAATAAGAACACGTGCGCTCCTCCACTCTTAGAGCGAGTCACGGCTAGTGGTAGCTTAAATTGTTTTAACTTCTTAGCCAGTCCTTTGAGGTCGACACTGAACTCGTCAATATCTATAGCACCCCAAACACAAGTATTGTTTTCGTCGATCGGGACTATCCCTAATCCTTTTTCTCCTCTTAAATGTTCACCCCAGATAGCTTGTAATTCTTTCTGGTTGAGAGTTTGTGATATCGTTACATACTTTCCTTTTGCTTTCCCATCTTCCCGTTTTTCTTTCGTCGGGGTAAAGACACTATAGCCGTGTCTCAACCCCGCGAAACGGTGGGCAAACTCTTCTTCTAATGACATTGCTCACCTTCGTTCCACTAAAACGGTACTTCTTCGTCTCCTGCATCGTCAGCTGGAGATACCCCTTCCTGTTCTTGTCTTACTTCTACAGCACCAGATCGGGCTGCTTTCATAAACTCTAACGCCGCCATAGCTAGAGGCATAGGAGTCGGTCTGCTTTTTTCTACCGATAATCCCATCCAGCTATACTGATCGTTTGACTGCGCTATGGTGGTGAGGTTATACATATACGAAAACATTGGAGCCGGAACAGTCTCTCCTTTCGCATTCTGTACGCGAGCGTTGTTGAGCATCGTATTCCAACGTCTGGAAAACCCTAATTGTGAGGAAGTAAGACTAAGTAATACTTGCTCTGGGGCGTTTTCGTCTTGCGCAACGATACAGTAATACTCTGCAGTTTCTGCAATCTGATTACCGTTTTCTAATATGAACCGTCCTTTATCATCTTTCGTGCACGATTTCAGGATAGTAGCGGGGTGGGAATCATCAACGAACCCGCCACCACTTTCCCGTGGAATCCATTCGATAAATTTCTTTTTGTACGCGCATGGGATGATAATAACGCCCTCCGTCCCATCGTACACACTTTCGGTAACGGTGTTAAACAAGTTACCTTCTTCGGCTCCTTGTATATATTTACCGTCACTTTTCTTAAGTTGTGGGGACATTGATTGTAGAACCCGTAAAAACGGGATCGCATAATCATCCGCACTCGCTTCTTCTAAACCAGTCCCTTGAGATAACAGATCGTCATCGAAAGGGATTAAATCAGAAGCCTCAGCTTCTTTTACTTGCTTACTAGCCATATATACCTCTACTTAAGTTTGGCGCGGGATCCGACGTAAACCCCGAATAAATCAGCAGGAAGGTCTTTCCCACTCGTCAGTTGTTCTTTCACAAATGCATTAAGCGTTTGTGGATGAACACTCTCTTTAACAGCAGGGTCTAACCCTTTCTGTTTGAGACTTTGCACGGCGTCTTGTGCTTTCTCTCCCTCGTCCTTGCCGAACTTGAGAAGCACTTCGTGTTTAATAATCCCACCGTGTTGGTTATTGAGTAACCATTCGTGCGCTGCTGCTCGGTTCTTTTCCGAGATATATCCTTTATAGAAAGGAGATATGGTTACTTTCGCACCGTTGGTTAACTTTATTTCTTGTAGGTTTGCAGCTTGCATCGCTTCAGGTAATTCAGTTTCTTCGACTACACGCAGTAGTTCTTTATTACGCTTCAGCTCTTCTTCAAGGGCACCTATTGTTTTTTGCAGCTCTTGCATTTTTAATGCAGTATCGCTGATCTTAGCGAACTCATTATCGAGTGTCGTTTCGTTCCATTCCTCTTGCGAGGCTGCACCTGTCAGTTCTTCAAATGACAAAGCGTTTTCTTCTTCAGACATAGACTTCTCCTAAGTCCGTTGCGTTCCCTCGGATATCGAAGGATACGGGGTAGTAGGTCATTTCCTGTCTATCCCATTTGAGGACAGAAAACCGACCGTTGATAGATGCTGCTATAGCGCAACATAATCCGATAGCGGCGGGATCACCTATTAGCAATAGATAATCGTCGTCGTTAAAATCTAATAGCTTCCGTTTGATCCTAGCTACTTCAGGACCAGTAGAAAGCATGAGATTAGTTTTAGCTGGGAGTAATAACTCCAGCTCGCCGTATTTAGCGGCAGGGACAAGGTTCCTTCCAGGAACTTCTTGGACGATATAAACGGTCATTTCTAATTTCTCCTTTATAGGGAGCTACCTTAACTCCTAGGCTTTTCGGAAGTAAAGCCGTATTACTTGTATTAGTCTATTTAGAAATAAAAATTTTTTAAAAAAATTTACAGAATCGTCTAATAGAGTAATAGATCTAATAAATCAGTATCTAAGTATCTGATGCGTAAGGAGAATCTATAAGTGTTGAAAACAATAGAATCTATTAGAAGTATTAAAGAGGCCTCGTAGCGCAAAGAAATCATTTCTTTTCTTTTTATATATTCTTAAACTTCTATATAGAACTTAGAAAGGAACATTGTTGAAGTACGAATTTAAGACGCAACCGTTTGCGCATCAGAAAACGGCGCTTACCCGTTCATGGAACAAAAAGTCTTACGGGCTTTTCATGGAGATGGGTACAGGTAAATCTAAAGTGCTGATAGACACCATCGGTATTTTGTATGGCAAAGGAGCTATCGACTCCGCTGTTATAATCGCACCGAAAGGTGTTTTCAAAAACTGGTCTACTAAAGAGATACCTGACCATATGCCGGAGTATATTGACCGTCATGTAGCGGTATGGTCTCCTGCCCCACGGAAAGATGAAAAAGCTGCGTTGATGAAACTGTTTGATGTCAACGTAGACAAGCTCAAGATCTTCGTTATAAACGTCGAAGCTCTAAGCACTAAGAAAGGTGTCAAGTTTACGGAGAACTTTATCTTAGGACACCAGACACTGCTCGCGGTTGATGAATCTACGACGATAAAAAACCCGAAAGCAGCACGAACAAAAGCTATTGTCAAACTAGCTAAGAATACTAAGTTCAAAAGATTGTTGACGGGATCGCCAATTACTAAATCTCCTCTTGATTTATACAGTCAAACAGAAGTTTTAGGGTCAGCGATGCTAGGGTACACATCGTTCTACTCTTTCCAAAACCACTTCGGAGAGGTCGTAAATCGCTATTTCGGGGGCCGAACCGTCAGACAGGTAGTAGGGTATCGGAACCTAGAGGAGCTTACTAGAAAGCTAGATACGTTCTCTTATAGAGTATTAAAAAAGGACTGCTTAGACCTCCCCGATAAACTGTATATCCGGAGAGACGTTACGCTTACAGCGGAACAGAAAAAACTGTATTCTGAATTAAAAGAATTAGCGATTACTGAGCTTGAGAACAAAGAGACAATAAGTGTTACGAATATACTCACTCAGCTATTGAGATTACATCAGATCGTATGCGGTCATGTAAAAAGCGATGACGGAACAGAAACCCCTATAGAGAGTAATAGAATCGACGAGCTATTAGAAGTTATTGGCGAAATGCAAGGCAAAGTTATTATTTGGGCGAACTATAGACAAAACATCCTAGAGATTGTAGAAACGTTACAGGGGTTGTTCGGAGCTGATTCAGTAGCGAGTTACTTTGGAGATACTGACACAGACGAACGAGAACGTGCGATTAAACAGTTTCAAGATCCTGAATCACCGTTACGGTTTTTCGTAGGTAATACCCAGACGGGAGGTTACGGTATTACGCTTACTGAAGCGCAAAACGTAATCTACTATTCAAACAGTTTCGATTTAGAAAAACGGTTGCAATCAGAAGATCGCGCCCACCGTATCGGACAAACTAACAAAGTAACTTATGTTGATCTCGTTGCTAAAGATACGATAGACGAAAAGATTGTAACCGCTCTGCGTAATAAACTTGACCTCGCCCAAGAAGTTTTAGGCGATGAAAAGTGGAAAAACTGGTTAGGCTGACATCGCATCCAGTTCAGCTAAAGCAGCTTCAAGAGACGCCCTAGCTTCTGCGACAGAACCTGTATTTTCTACAGCAGCTTGAGCTAACGCACTTCCAACAACCATAGGACTTTCGTCCATTGCAGGTTCGGGGGGCATCATCTCGTCTTCACCACCTAACGCAGCTAAAAGTTCTCCCATACGATCAGCAGCAGGAGGTTCTTCAGCAGGGGGCATCGGTGCGGGAGGCATCGGCCCACCCATCATCGGATCGGTAGCTTCGTCTCTCATCTGGTCTAAACGGCTAGGCATTTCGTTAAGTGATACAGCCATAATTAATTCCTTGGTACATTTGGTCTAAAAGCGTTTTGGAAAGGTTGGACATTAGTATCAAAATTAGTTAGATCCATGATACCGTTAGAAACTTGACCACCCTGATTAAAACCCCCAGTAAACGGGTTATTGTATTGAGTACCTATTAACGGGGTACTTGCTTGACCATATTCTTCTGGGGTAACAGGGGCATCATACACACTGTAACTAGGGGTAAATGTTCTTAGATAGGTACTAAACGGATCTTGTCCAAGACCTTGTCGTTGTCTTGCAATAAGATTAGCCATTGGACTACCTCCAGGGAGGAAAGAAGCCCCTGAACTAAACTGTGAAGTAGACCCTGTTCTTGGGCCGCTTGGAACTGCCCCTCTAAAGAAAGTATCTAAATCCTCTTTAGTTTGTTGTATCTGAGCATTAACAGCATCAGCTTCGTATTGGGATTGAACATCTTGATATTTACTTTCTAATTCACCTAGCTGATCAGTCAATCCTTTAATAACTTCATCGTAATCGTTATCAGTAGCTGCTGCTAATTGTTCAGGAGTGACGTATTGTCCTTCTTGAGGCAAATAACTTTGAAGCTGTTCAGGAGTTAAGTAATTTTGAAATAAACTTTCTAATCCTGCTAAATCTTGTCGAGTAGCAAAATCACCTAATTGTTCTTGAGTAGCTAAACCTTGAAGTTGTTCTTGAGTAGCAAATTGACTCGTATCTATGTTAGGATCGAAACCTTCAAGTTGTTCAGAAATTAATTGTTGTACTCGTTCTTCTGAGAGACCTGAAGCTTGAGCTATTCGTTCGACATCATCTTCAGTAACGCCTCCCTCACCAGTTTCAATGTCAGCGATAGCTTCTTCAACTAAAGCTGCAATTTCTTCTCTAGTTAAAACTCCTGCCTCAAATAACTGGGCAAGTTGTCCCTCACTTAATTCAAAACCACCTTGAATAATCGCGAGTACATCTTCTCTAGTTATATCTCCTGCATCAATCCTTCGCTGTATTTCTTCAGCAGTCAGAGTTCCTTCAGCGAGCATATCTTGGATAGTTTGTACAACTGTTTCTTGATCTACTCCTGTAACAGGGGGAGCAACACCAGTTTCGATTCTTCTGTTTTCTAGTAAACGATCAAGGATACTTTCTATTTCTTGTGCTCTAAGTTCTCTATCTGTAACAGGAGAGGGGTCTCGTCTTCCACCTTCTCCACCAGCCATTTGTTGTTCACGGAAAATTTCTTCAGCTAACTCTCGTAACTCTTCTCTAGTAGCGTTACCAGTAGGGATGTTAGAAAGAGCTTCTGCAAGATCTCTTGAAGTAACTGTATCTGCGCTAGTCAATGCTTGTGATATTTGACTGGCTACGTCTTGTTCAGTAAGCCCAGAGGGGATATTTGCTAACCTTTGTTCGATATCCGCGATATTCTGAGAAAAGTCTGGTAAGTTTTGATTAGCTAAAGCCTCTTGAACTGATTGTCGTACTTGAGCTTGTATATCAGGAGCTGTAAATCTAGTTAGATCTGGGGCAAAACTAATAACAGGTTCCCCACCTCTTTGCATTTTACGAGGTTCGACTTCGCCGCCGTAAGACATCTGGTCGAAGTCAGGTAACGGTGGCTCGAATACTTTAATCTTCATCGTCAAACATCCTTGAAAACAGATCGGAAACGCCTTCTACATTTCCTTGAACATCTTTTATAGCTCTATCGAATCTATCTTCACCCGTTTCTGATCCAATATCTACTTCTCGGGAGATTGCCAATGCTCCTAAAAATTTATAAAACTCACGGCGAGATAACTGTTTTTGTCTATCTCTCAATAAAACCCCTAGTTTTTGCGGATCAGCTAGAACTGCTAACAAATCACTTTTAGCTTTGTCTCTATAACCAGATACGAAAGCTGTGATTCTTCTACCTGTTTGAGTTAGAGGAGGTATCAGAATCCTTTGAGCTATAGCAGTTTCTTCTAAATGGTCATCAATCGTTTGATTACCAGCTGCCCCTTGTGACATTGGGCTTCTTGCTCCACGTTTAACCCCTCTATCTAAAATCTGGGCCATCATGCGTAAATCTTTCGCGTATTTTTGACCTTGTTCTTTACCGAGCAACGGGGCAAATATCTGGCCTAACTCAGAAGTGCCTTCTTGTCCACCTCTTACTCCGCTTTGTACAAAATCAATAAAACGGTTTACGTCCAACCCTCCTGAGAACATTGTATCCCCAGAGGTACGAGTTGTTTCAAAGTTTCTTTGGAAAAAATCTCTAGTTATTGCTGTCACATAAGGCTGTAATTCAGGATTTTGTCGAATCACTTCCCCAAACTCTCGACGAGACATTTCAGCAGCCCCTGTTAATCGGGCACTACGACCTTGCAATAAAAAGTCTTTGATAAAATCCGCAGGAGATTTACCTAATTTCTTTTCTAACTCAGCTAAAGTTTCAGCAGTTTCAGCTATTTCTCTTTCTGCTTGATCTTGGACTTCTTGAAAATTTTTAAGTTTTAAGAATTGAGCTTCAGGAAACAGAGCTTGAAGTTGATCTTCGTTTTTCTCTATAAATTTTGCGTAGGCTTTATTCTGTTCAGCTAACGGTAAATTTCCTAGACTCTTTCGCATGTTTTCTACAACAAGTTGTCGAAGGTTTTGCATACGAACAATAGAATCAGGGAGTTGGTAAATTTGATCGAGTAACTGGGTAATCTGTTTAGGACTAGACGATAAAACGAACCCAGCTATCTCTGAGGGTTCTTTATCTACCAACTCTCGAATAAACCTACGTTCAATAGCTTTATTAGCAGAAACTAAATTCTCTTGCGCTTTAATTAGTGGCCCAGCTATTTCTTCAACTTTTTCGCCTAACACTTTAGCAGTAGGAGCTTCTACTCCTTCTGCAGCTAGTTGTTTACGAGCTGTAAACGTAATTAGATCATCTATTTGAGCTTCTACAGCATCCCGTAAATCCATGGCAACTTGTCTAACACCACGGTCAGAACTTTCCATAAACAAAGTGTTTAGAGCATTCTGCATTCCTGCTAGTTGCCCAAAACTTAAATCAGCTTGTTTTAAAAACTTCCCTTGATCGTCTACAGTTACACCTAAAAGCTGCTTGAGCACACTAACCCCATCTCGCATCGGGATCATACTTTTAATTACATCAGACGCTTCAACTTCTCCTAGGGTTCGCATGATCGCGTCTTTATCTTCTCCAGCGTTAAATGCTGCTCGAAAAGCTGGGATAATTTTTGTTGCTGAATCAGTTTTACGGTCGTATTTAAGACCGGATAACGCATCAATTTCCCTAGCCACTGAATCTTTAGCAGCGTTATATGCCTCATCAGATTGAGCTAAAAACTCAGGAGTATTACGTTTAAAGACTAAACTTCCTGATTCTTGATCTCTTGTAAAAGTAGACCCAAGTTCATCAACCGTAAGCATTTGTTCAGGAGGTTGTTCAGGTAGAACCTGATCTATAGTCGCTCCTTCCTCTATATCACGGATTTTTATTCTTGCAGCTTCAGCTGCTTGTTCAGCATATTGTTTTTGCTGGGCGGCTAAAAACTCTCTAAAATCAGTGTAAGAGATGCCCTTTAACTCTGGAGCGTTTTCTGTGAGTTCTGTCCAAAAATTAAAAGCAGCGTTCGCATTATTATTAACAATGTCTTCGTATGCTCGGCGACCTTTAGATGTGGGGGACAGCTGGGCAAACAATTCTAATTCAAGAGTTTTTAAGAAATCATCTTGAGTTAGCTCCCCAGCAGTGGGGCGATATTCGGCAACATTATCTGCTACGGCAAGAGCTGCTTCTCGGGTTCTCTCTGTTAATTCTTCAGAGGTAAATTCTTCCCCTGTTCCTTTAGCTTTAACTTTATCAATCTTAGCGCGTAACCTATCTAACACATCATTCGGGATGTTTTTTCCTGTAATCCCTCGCCAAACAGCTCCTAAAGTAGCTAAAGTGCCACCAATAACCGCTGCCCCAGCACCTCCCAAAAGAGCTGCTAGTTTTGCATCATCAAAAGCACGTTCAACAGAAACATCGTTAATGCCTTTTGCGTTCCCATATGCTAATTGAGCAAAACGCCCCATCCCTGCACTTAACCCTGCCAGCCCTACGGTTGCTGCCCCTCGTCCAACTTTCCCTCTACGAGTAGTTTGCTCTCCCGCCTCACCAATCAGCTTACTAAGGCCTTTTAGACCAACAACTTCAGTAAGAATAGCTGCTGTTTCTTGTCCTACCCCTGTAATAAGTTCTTCCATCCCCATTTCGTAACCAAATTGAGGACGTAAAGGAACAAATCTACCGTTGGTAGTTTCATCGCGGATCGCAAGTCCCATACTAGGGTCGCGTGGATCTATATATCTAAACTCAGCGTTAGGCGATTCTTTTTCTAATAATTTTTCAGCCTCAAACGGAGTGATATTTATTGGGAAGAAAAAAGATTTTACTCGCCAAGGAGAGTTTTCATCTACAGGATCTGAACCCTGCATAAATTTTTGATAAAAGTTTTTATCCCCTTCGTAAATAACATCAGGGTCTATGCCTAACGAAACTAAACGCTGTCGTTCTTCTTCGTCTGTCATACTTTCGGTAAGAGTGCTGTAATCAGACTCTTGACCAAAAGTAGACATAATATCTATTGGTAAACCTTGTTCTCTACCAATCGCTACTTGTCGTGGTTGCGTATCTAGTTGTAGAGCAGTTTGTTCTACAGGATCTAGTTTTTGATATCTCTGTAAATAACGATATGTTGCGTTAGTAATATCAGTATCTTGAGCGTCGACTAATCCAGCAGCTGTTTCGTTCCCTTCTTCAGCCTTTTGTTGTAGATATTCTGCTTCTAAAAAAGCGTTAAGACGAACAGGGTCGTTCGCAAAAATCTCTCCTAGAGTAAAATCACCAACTGTTTGAAGCGATGTAAGTTGTTTAAATGCCTCAAACTCGGGTGTTTGTAGAAAATTATCTAAAACTTGAATGTTAGGAGCTGTACTCATTTTGGTGGCCTGATGCGGATCTGTAATTTTCCAGCAGGAGTTTGTGAGCCGCGACCTGTTTGAAGAGGATCTGTTTCTCTTTCACCAACCAGATTTACCTCATCTTCAGTTATACCGTAATGAGGGAAGATCTTATTCATGTATTCGTTGTAAATGCGCTCGCGTCCCTGCAACCTTTCTAATACAGGTTTATAGCGGATGCGACCGTTTTCTTTATCGTATACAAAATCAGAAAACGCTGTTCCCCTAGAGGTCTCAGCAATTCTTTGAATAACATTAGAAGCAGCTTTATCTTTTTCTTCTTGAGTTTTGTTAGGATCAGCGATTGTAACTAAATCTCCTCGACTAACCCCTAGAGTGCCTACTAAATAGTCATTAGTTCGTTGAACATCCGCTGGGGTATGTGTCCTAGCGTTATTTGCTAAATCTCTAAATTCCCTAGAATCAAAATTTTGTAAACGTCCTACAACAAAATTAGTCATCTTTTTACCAACTAATTTAGCATTAGTATCACCAAAGCCTAATTGCTCTAAGAAGTTGATAACGTCTTTATCTGAAAGGGAAGTACCTGTTTGTCCATCAGCAGCAGCTGCAGCATACGCTAAACGTAACTGTCCTGCTGAAAGTAACCCACGTTTCACGATTAGATCTTGAAAAGCATCGCTTTCCAAATCCATCTCCGTTAAAGAATTAGAGAATCCTTGTTCTTTTGCTCGGGCCTGTACTACTTTTAAAGCAGAAATTAATTCTTGTTGAGCGGCTTCTTTTTCTGCATCAGTCGCCCCAGGAGTATTCATAACTTGGCTGTAATTATTAGAGGCAAGTAATAATTTACTCATACTAACCGAAGAACCTGTTTCTTGTCCTTGATCGTAGATAATTTGACTAACTGATTTCCCTGATGAGGTATTTATAAGGTTGTATGCAGAGTTAATTTCTTTTCGTAATTTATCCAAGAATCCAGGAACACGACCTACATCAGTTAGAAGCTCAGGTCTTTTTTCTGCTTCCATCGCAATCGGAATAATTTGAGAAGCTATTCCTGCTACTTCAAAAGTAGCTACCTCACGATCTGCACGGCCATTAAATGTTTTAAATACTTGCGGATCGCCTTTTTCACGGGCGTCTAAATCAGCTAATTCTTGATCATAAGGAACCCAGTTATCTCCGAATTCTTCTTTTAATGAAGCTGTTGTAGTGAATTCATTAGTGCCCCTACGATTACGAGGATCTTGAAGTGAGATACGGGTAGTACGCCCCTGCGGGGTTTGCATATATTCGATAGTTCCATAAGCAATTTGACCGCTCTTCGTATCGTACAGTTTTACGTCTTTAGGTTTTCCAGGATCATTATCGTCTAAAGTAAGTTCTTCACGAACGAAGTATTGACCTCTAGGAACAGGAACTTCGTTTCCGTCCTCGCCATAAACGAAATCAACAGCGGCATCGCCCTGACTCATTACATAACGAGTGGTTTTATCTGGGGAGATTAATACTTGTCGTTTTACAGGAGCGAAACTACCATCGTCTTGTAATACTGCGCTATAAGAGATTTTAGTATCAAAATCGCCTACGTCAGCTTTTAATTCACCACGTTTCGTTTCCCGTGCTAAATAGGCTTTTAGACGTTGCTCATCTAAAGCGCCCTCTAATTTTTTACCCGCTTGTGCTGCAGAAATAAACGCAGCTACTGAACCGTCGTCATCATCCCCTAATGCTAAGGCAGGAGCGAAAGACAATAACTCAGTTAAACCTTTTCCCAGTAATGTTTTTTGTTGAGGAGTTTTTAACGAAGGTAATGAGGCATCAACCTGTGCACTACGCTTTCGTCTTTCTGCTTCATAGGGACTTGGCCCAAGTGCCGTGCCTGACCTAAAGTCTGGAGATAAACCTAATTCGTCTTTAATTTTAGCTTCAGGCGTAAATAAAAGATTTTCTAATCCTGGTATTTTTGCTAGACCAGCGATACCCGCTTCAGCAAGAAACGGAGAAGCAGCTCCTAATAACGCACCTGTTATTTGTTTTTTCGGTTCTTTAGTATCTCTACGAAGCTGTGGCGTAGGCGCAAATTGTCCTGAGCGAATAGGATTAACTTTAGGCGCAGCAACTAGATCCGCGATTCCTCCACCACCGATATTAAATCCGAAGTTTTTAGCCATGTTACGCTCCTAACTTACGAGAAGCCCTTGGAAAACGAGACGAGATTCCTCCCCCCATATTTTTCTTAGCAGGAGTAAAACCCATTTTACGCACGACTTCGGGGGCTTTCTTAGCTAAAGCTACAAGACCTTTATTATCTTCAGGAATAGGGCGACCACCTTCTTTCATACCGTAACCAGCATAAGTTGAGTAAGTAGGAGCACCACTAAACGGTGTCTGTTGAGCAGTACCAGAATAACCCGTACCACCTGCTAACGGCCCAGCCCCAGTTAAGAAGTTTGCGAAACCAGACATAAGTTGGTTTGGCAAATTATATTGACCTACAAAGTTTTGATAATTTAAATCTAGTAGAGCTTGGTTTCTGGCACGGTTCATCGCACCTGTTTGCATTAGAGAACTTACGTCTCCTGCTTGTAACTGTGGTCTCAACTGAGCTTGTTGTGACATCGCTTGAGCACCTTGTTGTTGACCAGCTGCTAATTGACCTGCTAATCCACTTAGTTGTTGACCAGCACCAGTACCCATACCAAATAATTGTTGACCAGCACCAGTGCCCATACCGTAAATTTGTTGACCAGCTTGACCTAGCGTGGCCGCAGTAGCTTGTTTAGCTGCTTGTCCAGCTTGGGCTGCTGCTAATTGTTGAGCTGCAGATTGACCAGCTAATGCTGCTTGTTGTGCCCCAGCACCAGTGCCGATATTAAATCGTTGTTGCGCAAGATTAGATAACGCAGTTCCCGCACCTGTTTCAAACCCTGCTCGTTGAGCACCTAAATTAGCAATAGTAGAAGCTAATCTTTCTAACCCAGAACCTTTTTGAGTACCTAATGCTGCTATTTCGCTGGCAGCCCCTCGTTGAGCAGCCCCTCGTTGAGCACCTAACCCAGCTAAAGTTTGAGCTAAACCAGCTTGCGCAGATCCTGCTTGAGCACCTAATCCTGCGGTTTGAGATGCAGCCCCAGCTTCTGCTGCTTTTTGTCTAGCAAATTCACCTAGTGCAGCGTCTCGGGCAGAAGTAAATCCACCAGCACGAATCCCTGCTAATGCTTCAGCTAATCCACGAGTTTCAGCTATTTGTCTTTCTTGAGCACCTAAACGAGAACGAGATCCTCCAAAAGCGCCTGACGAAACTTCAGCCGCATCACTAGCTATATCTCTTTGAGCGGCGGCTTTTTCTAAATCTTTAATTGTTTGTTGAACAACTGCTTCTTCAAACGGGTTTTGAAAACGATCTATATCAGCTGTATCAAATCCTGCTGTACTAGCTCTAGTACGTTCTAACGCTTCTTGTAAAAAAGGTTGTTGAATATCAGTAGCTCTACGAGCAGCTGCCTCTGCAGCTGTGGCTCCTGCTAATTCAGCAGTTCTACCAGTGCGCACTCCTGCTAAAGCCTCATCTAAAAACGGATCAGTCCTAGTTTGGCCCTCTCTAGCTAAACGTTCTGCTTCAGTCGCTGCATCTAAACCTTGAGCGCGAGCTTGAGTAAAAAACGGTGAAGCTTCATCTAAACCAGTACGACCTTGTTCAATACCTGTTAATATATCTGCAAGTCCTGATTGATATCCTGTTTCACCACGACCACGAACCCCAGCTAAAGCATTAATAAGTCCTTGTTCAGCTTCACTAGCTTTATCAACCCCAGCTCCAAGAAACTCAGTTCCTTGACCAATACCTAGTTTTGTATAATCTTCGCCTTGTTGTAATGCACGAAGAAGTTGAGATTTCGCTTCTGAAGTTCCCCCAGCTAATGTAGCTAAGGCTTCCTCTGTCAATCCAGCACTACGCGCTAAGTAAGGAGCGAACGAACCAATTCCTTGATCCGCAAGTTGCATAGCGAGTTCTTCTCTAGGAGAAAACCCTGCAATCCGTTCACCTGTATAAGTAAACGGGGAAGTATCCGCGCCACCTAACTGTTCGAGTTGGCTACGATAATACGCTTCAACACTCGGTAATAATCCTAATCGGCCCCCTCGTCCTGTTAATAAATTATAGACAAGTTCATCGGGAGCCTGATAACTAAATGCAGTTTCGTTAGCCATAACTATTTACCGAAATTAATTTTATCGAGGGTTGCGATTCCTTTATCAAAATCACCTCCCCCTACTCGTTTTACTGCCTCATGAGACATAACGTATTCTTTATCACTCGCCCAGATAGGTACGAGATCTTCTTTCGGGCCTCCTGGCCCATCTACTTCGCCGCCCTCTAAAAAGAGTTTACGGCCTAATACAGAGCCTTCAGGCGGTTTTCCTCCCCCCGACATACCGATACGAGGAGCTGAGACTCGAGAAGGTTGGAAACGAGGTCTAGGGGCGGAAACTACTCTTTCTGTTTCGTCTTCGCCTATTGCTTCTTTTGCTAAAATACCACCGATAGTTCCTGCGCTTTCGCCTAATTGTTTGGCAACTAAAGGATTTTCTTCTAAATACTTTTTAAATTTATCTAATCGTGTTTCATCTGTATTAACAATAGGAGAATTGATAGCTTGGTCTATTTGTGTAGGATCTGCTTCCATAAGACTACGAGGAGTAGTCGGAACCGTAGACTCTGGTATAGAAATCCCCGAAGGTATTGAAGTTTCTGCGGCAGCTTCTGTTGCTTCTGCAGCAGCTTCTGTTGCTTCTGCAGCAGTTTCTGCAGCAGTTTCTGCTCCCGCTGTAAAAAAGTCTTTTGCGTTTTTTCCTAGTTCAGCTAACAGTTCTGCAAGACCCCCTAAAAACGCCTCTTTTGATTCTTGTTGTAAAGGCGCGTCTACTTTTTTACGGTATTGATCATTTATCGCTTCTACCAGTCGGCTTCCCCCAAGGTTGCCGATGCCTGTATTAGCACCGTATGTAGCGTATTTATTAAGAATATCCGTAGTAATATCAGACGGAACACCAATCTCTTGGTTTTGTTCTGCCATCTTACGAGCATTAGATTCAGGGTTCGCCATAGCACGAACTAAAGAAGTGGTCTGTTCGTCATCGAATATTCTGGTCATGAACTTTTCTTCTTGGCAGGTTTCTTTTTAGCCTTCCCGCCCTTCATTATATCTTTGTCAACTGTAGCTGCTTTACCGCCTGTAAGCACAGAATTTACCCGAGCCATTGCCCACTGATGTTGAGAAGTTCCAGGACGATGCCCTGTTTTATATGCAGCTAACCCTCGTTTATAAACACGACCAAGTTGCCCAGCAGTAACTTTTTTGCCTTTTTTACGAGCAGCTTCAGCTTTGTTAGCCAAAGCCTTTTTAGTTTTTGCTGAAAGACTCATGATTTTGTACCAAACCTCTCTCTAAAGCGCCGTGTATATTTAGACTCTACAGTTTTCCTACGCTTACCCTTTTTCTTATCTGTAGAAAATTTGTAAGCAGAAGGGTCACTTAGAGACTTCTTCTTGTTTCTAGCTATTTCTTTCTTACGTTTTGCTTTTTCTTTCGAAGAAAGACCAGCTAAATACTTTGCAGGAACTTTAGGTTGTTTCTTAGTCTTTTTCATGACTATAACGACACCACTACGTTACCATTGGTAGCAACACTAACCGTCCCGATACTCCCTGTTGCGCTAACCCCAGAGGTGCTTGGCGTTGAGATATTCTGCCAAGAATTACCCAAATATACTTGAAGAACGTTCTCTGTAGTATTCCAAATAACATCGCCTTTTTCAAAACTTAACGTGTCACGTTCCGCTGATGTGTACTGTGGGGTACGGTCGGGGTCAAAATTACCAACGTTTAGTTCTAATAGACGCATAGCTCTATTGAACGTAGGTGCCTCTACTGTAGAAGTAACCGCTTGAGGTAATCTTCCTGCTAATATCTTTCCCATCAACGCCTACCGTTAGGCTGAACGTCTAGCCTTGTTGCGCCAATCCTAAAACCAACACCTAATCTATCTACAGTTTCTGCATCGTCGTCAGATTCGAAACGTACTGCTGCTTGTCGGCCTCTAGCTCTTGTATCTACTTTGGTTGTTGTAGCAGTAAACGAACTTGTTTGATCGGTGGTTAAAGAATCTCCTGGAAAATTACGGGCTTTTAAAACTAAATTAATTTTTTGTGTTCCAGAGGAATTACCTGTGAATTTAACATCTGGAATAAAACGCCTAACGAACTGAAACTGTTCTCCGTCTCCGATATCGAAATCAGCGCTTTCAATAAAAACGTTATCCATAGGAGAACCATCGTTATCGAATCCTGTTTCGTGTGAATACAGATAAGCAGTACCACTGTCTTTTCCTGCTGCTCTTGGAAAAGCTACCAAACCCTCATCTAACCAAGCTGTTCTGGAAAGTTCTCCAATCGCCCACGTATTTTCAACGTAGTTGTAAGTTACATACCTATCTATAACAGTGTTTTCACCTGAGCAGTAAAACCAACCTACTTCATCGAACTGTTTATTAACGAACCCAAATACTTGGAACGCCTGCCCTTCGTTAAGATTATCAAAAACAAAAGCATGAACAGAACACGGAACAGGTTGGATAGCTCCGTTATAAACGTAAAAACCTTTTTTATCCATCCAAAAAATACCATTAGGAGTATTTACTGCGGCATTAGGCCCAATAAGACTGACACCTTCGTTTAGTAAAACAAGTCCAAAAGTATTTGGTGGCCCAATAAACTGTAGACTATAAAGAGCAACGTCAGTCCAGATTAAAGTTTCTTGTCTCGCTCTAACTCCGCCGATTATTTCTGAACCAGCAGAACAACGTAATGAACCAGCAGTATTTGTAGCGAGTGGCTCCCATTCGGTAGCGTTTTCTTGATCAGAAAAAGCAACTAACAATGGGTCGATAGTGCCACTTCGTGAACCACCACTTATCGGGTCTGCTCCTAAAACAATAACGTGTCTATCAATATCAGAAACTAAAACTTGTAATCCTTTAGTTGGGGCAAGGTTAGCCCCTGCTAAAGAAGATAAAGCGACCGCTCGTGTGTTTAAGCCGTTAGTTTTATCCCAGTAATAAATACTTCCCGCACGAGGATTAGAGATTAGATCTTCGCCAAAATTATCCATCGACCACAAGCGCAGCTGGTTTGCATCTCCTAATGAAGTTGTAGAACCCCATGTACCAGATCCCCATGTACCGACACCCCAACCTGTACCATCAACAAAAACATCTAACCCAGAATTAATCTGATAAGTCCCGACGACACTACTGCCCCCGTTACCTGTATCACTACTATTCGCTGTAACTTCTGTTCCGCTAGTATCTTTAGCAACGATAGTAAATGTGTTCGCGGTCGGGACAGATACAACTTGGTATTCTTGGTTTAAAACCGCCGCAGTCACGTTGCCACCTAAACTAGCTGCACCAGAAAAAGTAACGAAATCACCGTTTACAGCACCATGCCCAGAGTCTGTAACAGTAAGAGTGCTGGAACCGTTAGTTGCAGCGAAAGTAACATCCCCCGCGCTAGTTGTTTCGCGTATTGGTGTTATATCGTTATAACTTGTACCTTCTTGTATATAGAGCTTAAACCTCGTACCAAGACCAAGAAGTTTTGTACCATCGAGGTCTACCCAGCCATGTAATTTTCTACCTGTTCCCTCATACGAAGTTGTTATATATTTTTCCCAGCCGCCTATTTTTTCTGGCAGTCCTTTACGGAACCGAACTAAATTAGCGTCGAACCACCCCCCTTCTGCAGAGTAATCAGTTCCCTCTTTATTAATCCCAGGATTAAATATATATTTTTGGAGCGGCATTACCGATGCTCTCCCGTGCGGATGATCTCAGTCACTTCAACGGCTCGGTTGCCAACTTGAGTAGCCCACCGACTGTCCATAAACTCATCTGCTGCGATATCGAATTGTTCACGAGACATAGCTTCTAGTGCTTTAACAAAACCACGAAGTCGTGTTAGGCCAAGATTAAAACAAATATCAATCATGGCGTCTTTTCGGGCTTCGTTGAGTGCAGCAAACCAGTAGTAAGTATCTTCTAGCTCTTCTCGTACACGCTTGATGTCGTTAGCCAATAGATATTCAATCTCTTCTTCAGACAGTCCAAGACCGCCGTTTTCATCTATATTGCGCCCGACGCCCACAGTGATCATGTTTTCTGAACATTTGTACGCATGGCTACGCACACCCTCGTGACGCTTCAACATTCCTATTAGCTGAATACCCATTACTTCTCCCGACTTACGCCTTGAACTTTTTCGTAGGATCTCATCGCGCCAAGACCTAGCATGCCCATCATAACGGGGACAAGCAGCGTCGTATCTATCTCAGGCACTTCAACCCAGATGCCCAGTATATTAGAAAGGATGGTGTTGTAAAAAAGACCAAGCGCGCACACCCAGCCAATACAAGGTCGCCAACCTGCAACGAATAAAGATTTAGAAGCCGCTTCTACTTTATTGACTTCTAGTTGTCCCTTAGCAAGTTCTTGGGCATGCCGCTCTGCAAGAGTGCTTAACTCAAAGGCAATACGATTCTTCTCGTCTTTATCCTCAATTACTTTATCTAGTAGCTGAGTAGCTGGGCCTATGAGTGATCCTAGTATGCTCATTACGCTAGTCCACTCAATCGGGCGTAGCATTTACCGCACAAAGTCTTCAATTTCAAATGCACAAAGTCCATGACCCCACCTTTTTTCTTACATCGATAGCAACGTAAAGTAACTCGGCGCTCATCACTCATCGCTTCGCCATGTACGCTGTAGCGCCAAAATAGAGTCCTACAATGCTCGCCTGACTAAGAAATAACATGTCACTTAAAGACGCCAGAGTGGACAAGCGAGACTCAGGTATGAAGGGCAAAAGTGGTAGTAAAGCGAAAACCACCATACTGCTAAGACTCACCCAAGCCATTCGTCGTTGACTGTCTGCTTTCTCTTCACGCAGTTCGATTTCAACAAGCTCTTGGTTTCTCGCCAGTTCTTCATCGCTCACGACCCCATCTCCATCAAGATCATACTGAGCATATCGTGATTTCGGCTCTAGTTTCTTAGGACTCATAAACTGTCGCCATTTCGGATGTAGATGATGTCAAGGCTAGCAGATATCGCTATGTCGGCAGCGGAAGAATCACCAATACAGCGAACTTCTAAATCCGTTTTTTCTTCAAACTTGAGCGGAATGCTGTAAAACTGATGCAACACTCCATTATCAATAACGTGCTTATCTTTGGTCTGAAACACTTCTCCAAAGGGCCGTGCAACCAAATGAATGGTTGCGTATTTATTATTTTGAGCCGTGGCAGCAGTAATATCTTTTTGCAATAAGTAAGCCGTATGGTTTGCTGGAACCGTCCACAATGCCATTAGGCTTTGATTATCACCTGCCGCAATAGTTGCGTACTTTTCGGCAGGAACACCCGACGTAACAGTGCCATCACCTGCGTAAATAACACCCGCATTCTGCCCACCAGAACCAGCACTATTCACCACCATACGATTAATACGAATATAAGTATTTGTGGTGTTGACCACTGTTTGGCCGTTCAGAGTTACTGTTTCGCTCACTTCTGCATAGTTAGCATCTAAACCAAACAAAGTGACAGTACGCGCACCTGTTCCCGCTGACGTATCGTTTGCAGAAGAACTAGATACTTTTAGCACTGTGGCGGTTTCAATATAGCTGTACAAACCACCTTCCGCCCATACTGTTTCAAGACTGTCATCAACATCTGGGTTGAACCCAAACTTAAAAATAGCGTAGTGCCAACCAACTTGGCCTCGCTTTACTTGTAGTTCAAAAGGTTCTGTTGTGCCGACTCGGCTGATTGAGGATACTTCAGGCATTATTCATCATCCTTTCTGGCTGGATCACGAAACAGTATCTTAGTTCCTGCTTCCGACGTAGGTATTTCACGAACACGGCAGTAAGTTTTGAAGTAGCGGTTGTTGCTTAACAGCTCGTTGATCTTGCCTACAGACTGAGCGTTCAACGCATTCGAGTATTCTAAGCACGAGGTCAGCTCTCTAAAATATAACTCCTCGCCCGTGGGCTGCCCACGTTCCAAGATTATCAGTACAAAAATCATCATCGTCATGCGCGAATGTCCAGTTTGAATTGGTCTTCGACTTTTACAATAGTAGAAAGAACCTCGCCATTTTTATAGTAGTAATAGGTTTCGCTATATTCTGTTATAGCCTCTACTTTGTCGGTACGAATCCTGCTGATCTGATCCAAACGAATGAGCTTTTGTATTCTGTCTCTTACCACTACTTCTGATGGCGCATTGACGCTGTTCGGAAATACTGGTGGGACATCCATTACAGCCTCCGCTTCTTCTGAACAGCTTGCACTTTTACAGACTTTGGCTTAACAATATCCCAAGTAAGCAGTTCTACATCCAGTTGGTGTGCTGTGCCTAAAACACGCGGCATCGTATTCTGTATATAGATCTGAGCGCCGTACCCACACTGGCGGTGGTTATATCGCAACCAAGCCATAGCGATGCAATGACGATACGCAGGAGGATCAACCAGTTCCAACATCCGCCACTCCCGTAAATCGCAAAATAGATTCGGGTTGGCGGGGTCGTACTCTAGTTCTGATTCTTCAGCATTATCTCGATCAGTTGCTGGAGCTTCGCGTCGGACGCTTTCGCTGTCTCGGACTGCTCCGCCAATGAATCGACGATAGCCTCGATCTTTGTCGCATTGACTGCCGCTAATTTTCCCGTGGCTTGGGCCTCTTGCACGGTTTTCTCAACAACAGCTTCAATACGAGCTACCTCGTCCTGTGTAGCCTGTGCTTGTGCTTGACTAGCACCCCATACAACGGCACCCGAAAGTACAGCTAAAAATGCTGGCAGCGCCCATGTTGGGACTCGGATTCCTTCCTCTGACATATCAACCTCCTAAAAACTGTGGCACTAAAATGCTCATTACAATTAAACCGATGATCCACCAAAGCCTATTGCCAAAGCGGTCAATCTTTTCATCCAAACTATCAAAACGCTTAGAACCATCTTTCAGGCGTTCTTCTATACGCTCGTATCTCAACGCACACTCACGCTCATGGGTGTTGATTTCCTGCAATGCCTGATCACTTTTATCCAATTTGCAAACCTCTGCCATCGCGAGATAGCACATAGTTACTCTTTAGCTTTGCCAACATTCAGTGCCAGAGCTTCAATCACCGGATAGATGTACTTCGCCATAAACGCATCGTCCTTGGGAGTTGGCGTGGCGGCGCAGATCGCGCTTGCGATAACTGAAAGTGTAGTCAGCGTGGTTACGATTTCTATTAAACTCATGCGGCTATCTCCTCTCTAAAACAATTTAAGTTGGCCGCTACAGTGCGGCGTTCACCTTCACCTCGGAACGGGTAGACCATGTGCTGCATCCAAGATGGAAACATGTACAACCTACCCACCTGTGGGCGTATCACAATGTTCTGCGTTGGCTTCAGCCTCTCTTTGTCCCACTGGGAGCTTTGTCCGTAGTTAAAGCACAAACACCCGTCAGACTCACCAGAAGCATTATACAGGCCGTAATCCTCAGATCCGGGCCGTGGCCCTTGTTCTATCTGAGGTGGCACTTTCGTCCAAGTCGTGCAGCTAATCCCCATGATGGTCTTTGTGCCGTGGTCATGGATCGGGTTGTAATCTCCTGCATAACTATGCACTGACCACAGATCGTCTATCTCGACGTTGCGGTTGCCATCTAGCATCTGGCCC